AAGCAAACGAACTGGCGCTGATCGGCATATCCGGCTTTAATCAGACAGAATTTGCGAAGATGCTCGCTTGTCGGGAACCGCTCTGCGATATCCTCGGGCAGGTTCATCCATGCGTCGTGTAAGCTCGCGAAATAATGCCGGTGACTGTTGGCCGAACGGTCATCATGCGGGACAAGACAATAAGTCTCCCCGACGCAAAACTCCTTGTCACAGAGCTTTGCAAAGCGCGCTAGAGGCTTCATCGCCCCGTCGTCCGTCCATGTGTAATAGATCGGAGCGCTCATGCCCGTATCTCCGCAGTCTCGCGGCGCGACTGGTTCTTGATCGTCAGCACCTTCCCGGCGCACGTCTTCGAACAGAACATGCGCGATGCCCATTGAGCCGCGCTCAGGGGAGCATCTTTGCGAAAGATATTGCCGCAATGCTGGCAGGGCTTTTCGCGGGTCATGCTGCTTGCTCCAAGGCTCCATAACGGCGGATTTGATCGACCGTCGCGGCAAGCTCCGCGTTAAAGGCATCAACGGCGTCTGACAGCTTGGCGATGAAAGGCTCGTCCCGATAAGCACGCTTGATGAATGTCGGCAGCTTCGGCCAATAGACCGCGATGTCGATCCATTCCCGCTCGCAGACCCAAAGCGCACCTTGGCATTGCGCAATGTGTTCCTCGGGGAACTCGTCCTTGATGAGAAGGTCGATAATCAGGTGCGGCAGCTTCGTTTTGATTTCCAGCATGCCAACATCGCCAACGAGCGAGTCCGGGCTGCAACCTTTCTGGCCGTTCCTGACAAAGCCAACACGAATAGGCTCCGCATCGGTGTGGAAGGCATAGGCATCGCGCGCCTCGTCCTCCATGACCTTGCCGCGCTCCATGTGAAAGCTCGTCGGATGCTCCATGAGGTCGCCGGTAAGAATTTCGCCAGCAAGCTTTAGGAGATAGGTCCGGCGCGTCTTGCTTTCGGCTTTGCCCTTCCCAGGTGATAGAATGGCAGCAAATTCAGAGGCGGTTGGAAGGCCCTTTCGGGCGAGATACCAAGCCTCGGAGTTTTGATCGCAATCGAAAATCTCGATCATGACTGAGCCTTTTTCCCAGCGGCCTTGATCGCCATGACGGCGGAATCGTAATGAGCGGCCGGCAAATCCTCCAAAGACTGGATCTTCGCCCACTTAAGGAATTTGTCCTTTGGCGCTCCGGTGCTTTCGAGCAAGTCCCTAAGCGCCATCGCCTGTTCATCAGTGATGCGATCAACGTTTGTGGATCGGTTGCCATCGTCATCTTCGCCCACGGCGACGTTAAAAATCAGCTTGAGCAGATAACGCTGGCCGTAAGTCATGGCGGACCCGACCGCATGGGTCTTGGTCATGACATCGCCGCCCTTGGCACCTTTGCCATCGGCTGGCATATCGACGTGGTATTTTCGGCTGTAGCCGTCGCGATGCGAGACGTGGCAGACCACGCGAACATAAGTGTCCGGCGCACCTTCCCCGGTGTCGAAGCTCAGGCCAAAGCCGTTCTTGGTGTAAATCGGCCGCATGGCCTTATCGAGCGCGGAGAATGAGGCGTATCGGCTGCGCGTCTGCGGGTTATTGCTGTCGGCGGCAATCGGGCGCATTTCCGATTGCGCTTGCGACATGGCCTCGTTGAAACCCTGCTCCGAATTTCGCGCCTCGATCCGCTCGTAAAGCCCCATGAGCCTTTCGAGCTTATCGACATCGGTGTTGGGATCGTTCGCGGCACGACTGATCACTTCCATGATCGTCTGCGGATCGGCGTGAACAACCGCGTTCGGGTCTTCCTGCCTGACAACTTGGTTCATTTGCTCATGTCCTGTTCATGCGGATTACGAATGGCCCACGTCAATTCGTGAAGGACGCGGCTTGTCGTCCACAAATCGCCTAGATGATCTGCAACAAGTTTCCGCGTTGACGGGTCTTGGTAGAGCAGGGCGAGTTCGCGGATACGGGCTTCGGCATCGTGCGTTAGCTTTTTGATCCGCTGCTCTACAGTGCCGTCAGCCAGTTGCTGCGTTCGCGCGTCCCTTGCGAGGATTTCGAATTGGATTTTGCGAACCGAGCGAGGCTTTGCCAGCGCCGCTGCATCTGCGTAATACTCAGGCGATTGAAGGGTCACTTTGCGACTCCATCGGCTTGAGCCTGCTTGGCCCATAGAATGCGTTGTGCGGACATCATCAGCTCGTAGGCTGATTGAACGTCTGCCGGTGCGGGCGGCGGCGGCAGGTATCGCTTGGGAAATGCAATGACTGTCGCGGTCATGACCCCCTCCGCTTCGGGGTTTCATAAACGCGGCCGAGAATGTCCTCTTGGATCGGAGGCATTCTGTTGATCATCAGCGCACACATCACGACAACGCCGATGAATGTGCCCAACATGGTTCCGGTCAGGAGGCCGTAAAGGAACAGGTTCATATCGACCCACTCCCAATGCCAGCCCCTAGAATGAGAAGGCCGCGGAACAAGGCGATTGATACAAGCGCCAGCATGTCGGCTAAAATGTCTGCGGCGCGTTCCGGTGAAATGGTCATGACTGTTCTCCCGTCGCTTTAGCGATGGCGTTGCTGATGCTATGGAGAATGTTCCAGCATTCGTTGTCAGGGTGCTGATCGATGCAGAGTTGAGTGACGGCGATCTCTGCGCCCTTGAGCGCAGCGAGCATGTCAGGCGCGGCGGCTGCGAGCCGTGAGTTATGAATTGCCTCAAGGCGCGTAGGGCCGACAGTCATCGGAATGCTGACGCCAACCATAGACAGCGGCTCGCCATTGGCCGTGATATAGCCGTCTGCAAATTCCCAAGGCCCCGGCGTAAATGTTGCTGTCGTGTCCATCTTTCCGTCCCTCGATGCGTGCGGTGTGCTACCAGCGGTGAATTGAAAGGGGAGGCGCGTCTGCGTTATGTTGCCGCGAGAGCGCACAATTCCGTTCAATCTTCTCGGCTTCGCTGGAATGCGCCTCGCTCAGATTGTCGGAGAACTCCTGCAAAGCCGCACGCACGTCTGTTTCGTCGAAAGCAAAACTGGTAGAGTGACAGTCGGCCTCTGCGGCAAGCTGTTCGATGTATTCGCGGAAAGCCTTTACCGCTGCTCGCAGATGCACCCCGCGATCACGGTAGTGATCGGCACCTGCAAACACTCTCGGAAACTCGTTCGGCTTCTCGGCAGCCAGCTTCTCGATCAGCCTTGAATGGGCTTGGAGTACGTCCATCGTCTTCGTCCTTGCTAGGCGGCTGAGGCGAGATTGCTGTTGTGGATGCGGTAGCGGTAGCCGAGATAACCGGGCCTTCGCTCGCCGGCCGGAGATACGAAAAACGTCGCTTCGACCGTGCAGGAGTTGTCGCGGTGCACGCGCAAAACCTTGGCTTCAATCGAGCCGGTCTGGCATTGTCCGTAGCGAACGACTTGCCCGCGTTTGAATGTTTCCTGTGCCATCTCTCTCGGCTCCGTTATGGGTGAGGGGTTAGTGGGCTGCCGATTTTGATTTGCATTGGTCGCAGGTGATTGGCTCCTGACGCCATGTGTCGCGTTCCTGCTTGAGTTCTTCGGTGATCTCGGCGGCGCTCTTTGGTTTACCGAGAGCGTTCACGTTGAATGGATTGATCGTCTGGAAGAATTTTTCAGATCGCTGGCGTCGTTTACCGCAGGCGCATCGACCGCTCTTGGTCGAGCGCAGCGCGACTTCTGGAAAGGTGATCCGCATCGTCCGTCCCCGCGTCCATGCCGTGGTTGATGGACGTATAAAGCACGTGTAGCGCTACGTGTCAACGCAAATGTAGCGCTACATGGCAATAAAAAGGAGGCTCATTTCGGAGCCTCCGCTAAGTCATTGAAATATTTAACCTATGCCTACATTACGTAGGATAATACCTAGGGTTCGCCACCCAAGACGATCCTGTGGACAGAAACGACATCGCTTAGCGGAAATTCGATCTCTGTATCGGGATTGAGCTGCCGAAGGATCAGCCGAGTAGGGGTCTGAGCAATGAACTGCTTCACATATCCTAGGGGCGTTTCGTCCTCTTTATTGATGATTTGGACCACCACGAAATGACCCTTCCGGAAGGGCTTGTTCGGGTGGACAAAGACAATCTCCCCGGAGAAATACCGATTTTCCATAGAGTCGCCTATGACATAGACCGCATAGGCACCGGGGACGTTTTCTAGCGCAGGTGGGCACATGACGTACTCGATGGCCTCCCCATTGAAAAGGAACCGGCCGTCCAACCCCCCGATCGCTTTCCCTAGGACTGGCAGCCTTTTGGAGGAGGATACGCTTACCGTTTCCCGGCGCACTGTGGCGTTGGGTGGCGTGGTTAAGGCGGTCTTACGCCTATTGGATGGAGGCTCACCTTCTCCGTATTTGAGCCATCTAGGATCAACGCCGAAGGCCGCCCCATATTTCTCGGCGTCCTCCAAGCTAAAAGTCCGTTTTGTGACATTTGGGTCCGGGTCGCCCGCTTTTTCATGCGCGCGATAGGTACTTTCCGCCCAATCGTGGCGATCCGCCGCAGCTTTGGCCGATGGGAAGCGCGCGGCTTCTCGGGCCCGCCGTAGTCGTTCACCAGGAGTTGACATCGACTCGGACTCTACAGGTTCCGGCCGACACGGGGGTATTGACATTGTAGCGCTACCTCTGTAGCGTTAAAGGATGACGGACGAGAAGCCCCAAAACATCAAAGAACTAATCGGTAAATGGCCGAATGCAGACGCGTTTGCGGACGACCTCGGCCTTAAGTGGGCAGGCGGCCACGCACGACTCATGAAGATGCGCAACCGTATCCCCCGTGTCTACTGGCCAGAAGTGGTTGCCGGGGCAGCCAAAAGGGGTATCCCCAACATAGATCAGGGCTTGATCGAGCGGCTTCATTCGCAAGTGGAGCGCGCAGCATGAGCCAAGGAACATTCGTCTATTTCATCAAGCCCGTTGGGTTCGACGGCCCGATTAAAATCGGCTGTTCTAGGCATCCGACTACTCGGCTCGCACAGTTGGCGACATGGTCGCCGTTCCCGCTGGAAGTCATCGCCACGTTTCCCGGCGATCAGAGGGATGAAAAATTCCTTCACGGCTGTTTTGTGGAAAGCCACACTCACCACGAATGGTTCCTCGTAACGCCATTGCTGAAAGCGACGATTGAAAAGATCGTTGCTACCGGGTCGCTGACGACTGCGCGCAATGAATTGGCCGTCAAGGGGAAGATCAGCACGGAGCGGCAACGTCAGAGGTCCCCCGATTATCGTGAATTTTGCTCTTACAATCATCGAGTGAGATTTGCTCTCGATAGGGTGAGCAAATCTTCCGGTGGCCGATGGCGCGCCCCGCGCGATGTTTGCGCAATTCTTGAACGGTGGGTCGGAAATTCCTACCGCAAATATGTTGGCGTAAGGCCGTCCTCTGAAGAGTTCGATCGCCTCGAACAGTATCTCGCCGATCCCGCTGCCCAATCTCTTTGCGAGAGCGAGGCCGCATGATCTCCCATCGTTCAAACGAGCAGCGCCCGGACTCGCTAGGGGACAGCCAAGCCCGGACGCTCTCTCATGCCGATACGGGGGGAAACGTCCTCGGCAATTTCAAATCAATTCAGCTTCGCCAGATGCAAGGCTCCCTCCGTTGCATCTTGGGCCAACCGATAGCCGTCTCTCGGTCGAAGAATCGAGACGGCACCTATTCATGGGGAACGCAATGATGGCTGATCTTTGTTTTTGGCTTTCAGGCTTCGTTGCCGGGATCACATTGGTTGTGTGGCTGCGCCCGCGCATCGACAACACTTTCGGAAACTGAATGACCTGCGCGCTTGGCCTGACCGCCGATCGTGCATCTAAGAGTCGAAGCAGTCTGGCGGCATCTTTTCCGAGACGCCGCCAGTCAGTGAGAGAAGAAGAAGGAAGACCCTCTGTTTTCTTGTTCATGACGAATAATAAAGCAGAAGGAATTGTGAACGTGCTCCCAATTTTTGTGAAGCGCAGGGAAGTTAAAAAAATGAGTGCCGCGTATTTGGCGCGAGGTAAGGCGGAAAGTTTGGCGGGGAAAATAGAAGCCCGTCGCCGCTCTCGCATGTTGGCGTATGAAGAAATTGCCGTTGGCGTCGGCAGATCAATCGATTGGGTCCGTGGCCTTATCTCAAGAGGCACGGGAATCGTAACCGAGGACATAAGCCGCTCGTTAGACACCATGTTGCTCAAGGAGCTAACAGCGAATGCAAGGCGACAGCAAAAAGAACTCGAAGTGGCGTTGGCGCTTCAACGCGCTGGTGCATCTAATTCGGAGCACATTGCGGAATTGGAAGCGTTCATATCACGAGGCAAAGAACTGCTCGGACAATAACGACACAGGGGGGAATGGGGATGCTTAATACAATTACGTCGCTGGAAAGAGAACAGTATCAAGCTCATGTAGCCCGACGCATGCGCATGATGCGGCCTTTGCCGAAACCTACCCGGCCGCCAATCGTGATCGAGCCTCCGATGGTTCATCCGACGCTTGAGACGATGCTTGTCGTCTATCCGCATTCGAAACCGTCGCTTCAACTGCGGTCAATGTTCGATACCGACCAGCGGCCAATTCCGACGATCTCATTTATCGTCGCCTTTCTTTGCGAACACTACCACGTCACGCGGGCCGAACTTTTCGGATGCCGTCGCCTCAAGCAAATCTGCCACGTACGTCACATTGGGTATTGGCTCGCGAAGCAGATTACCGGAAAGAGCCTTCCGTACATTGGCGCAAAGTTTGGCGGGCGCGATCATACGTCAATAATGCATGGCGCTCGCAAGATTGAAATCAAACGGCTGACGGATTCGGACCTCGTAGAGGAAACCGACGCAGTAAAATCCCTGCTCATGAACGCATGGGCGGGACAATGATCTGCCTTCGCCTTCCATTCCCTGTTTCCACGAATGCCATCTGGCGTTCCAATCGCGGCCGCGTTCACAAATCTGCGGTTTACATGCGCTGGATCGGACAAGCCAACATGGCCTTCCTTGCGCAGAAGCGCGAACTCGGCAAGCCGATCATCGGACCATTCAGCATTGAGATAATTCTGGATGACAAGAAGCGCGGCGTCAGGGACCTCGATAACTACGTCAAATCCGTTTTGGACCATTGCCAGCGCCTTGGCCTGATCGAGAACGACAAACTAGCGGAGGAAATTTCCGTCCGCTGGGGCCGTCCTGACGGCGGCGGCTGCCTTGTCCAGATATTCCCCGCGACTGCGGAGGCCCGCGCAGCATGAGCGGAGGATTGAATAGCAAGAAAAAGCGGAAATACCTTTTGAGGCTCATGGAGTCTCAATCTGGTCTATGCGCGTATTGTCCGACGAAATGCGTCGTCGTTAAACGCTGGCGGTACGATCCGGCGCAAGCGACAATAGATCACGTGATCCCGCTTTCGCGCGGTGGAACCTCTCGTGTTTCAAATCTCGTTATGGCCTGCCGCGCTTGCAACGAGGCAAAGGGAGACTGGCCTGCTCCTTTGAATGGGCGCGTGGGCCAACTGGACGGCCACCTGAATTCTAATCAGACCGATGCAGGTTCGAGTCCTGTCGCGCCCGCCATCCTCGCTTCTACAGAGGCCATGAGCGCATGAGCGGAAACAACAAGGTTTTTGGTTATGAACTTCTGCGGCGCCAGATCGTCCAAAGGGCAATGGACGAAGTTGCCTATATGGAAGATGAGGCCATTGGCGACTCACCTATAGAAAAACTCCTCTGTAGCGCCATCAAATATTCTGCCGGCTTCGCCTTCCATGAATATACCGGCTTCATTGATGTCACCACGGAAGCCGAAGAGATTGAGGCCAAGAAAGGAACCACCTTTTTAAACCTCATCATCAGGCCACAAGCCAAAATCGAAGAATACCGGGTCGATTTTCTAATTCATGCCTATGATTTCAGAGGCAGGACGCGGGGCGGCTGGCGGAAACTCGTCATCGAGTGCGATGGACATGAGTTTCATGAGCGAACCAAAGAGCAGGCCAAGCGGGACCGGTCCCGAGACCGAATTTTGACCCTGCAGCTTTACACCGTGTTGCGTTTCACCGGTTCCGAGATCCATTGCGATCCCATTGGTTGCGCGGAGCAAGTTTTTGACTGGGCTTCGAGGGGACTTTAATGGCGCGCATTCGCAGCATACACCCGAGCCTCTGGACTGATGACCGCTTTGTTGGCCTCTCAGTGACCGCGCGACTGTTCCTGATCGGCATGTGGAATGAGGCCGATGACTACGGCGTCGTTGAGTGGAAGCCGCTCAGGCTCAAGATGCGCCTTGCTCCGGCCGATGACATCAACGCCGATGCCATCCTAGCTGAGATACAGTCGGCGGACTTCATCGTGAAGATTGAGCGTGCCGGTAAGCCTTACGCCGTGGTGAAGAACTTCCGAAAATTCCAGCGTCCAAAGAAGCCCGGTGAGCCGCTTGTGCCGGTTGATGAGGAAATCGCGCGCATTATCGACCTCAAGAAGGAGCCAGAAAAGGGAAATGAACATCCTTCAACCGATTCCAGTTCTCCAAAAGAGAGAACTGACCGGGAAAAGTCTCCGCAGATGGAGGATGTAGGAGGGGTAAGGGAGGATGAAGGTAAGAAAGAAAGCATTCGGCCGGTCGCTAGCGCGACACGCCCGAGCGACGATGCTGACTTTGACGAGTTTTGGAAGGCGTACCCAAGCCGGGGAAAGTCAGACAATCCACGGAAACCCTCGAAAGCCCTATTTTTAGCAGCGGTTAAGTCCGGTGTTCTCCCCAAGACGATCATCGATCAGGCTAGGGATTACGCGCAGCGGTGCCGCGATGAGCGAATTTACGGGACGCAACACGTCGCGCAGGCAATGACTTGGCTGCGGCAAGCCCGATGGGAAGGCTCAGACTTCGGCTCCGTTGAATGCACTGCCTACAACGCCAAGCCTGGATCGATGCAATGGGTCGCTTGGAAAACCTATTTCACGGACACCGGCAGTAAATTCATGGCTGACCGCATGACCCGCGCGGAATTTGAAGAGAAACCTTACGAGGCGATGCCGCACGAATGGCCGCCCGGGTTCGTTTCACATGAAACTAATTTCGCACCAAACGCTCAGGGGAGGGGATCATAGTGGACCGCCCGAATAATTTGCGGCTTCTCAGAATTGCGGAATGCATCTGCTCATGCGTTCTGACGGATGGGTTTTGTGGCCCAGCGCACAAGCCAAAGTGCCGTTGCTGGGACGCTGCGAGGGCTGCCGTACAGGGGCTTAAGAACCAAGCTAACCCGTCGCTCGTTCCCGGTTGGGAGGTCACGCACGCAGCATATCTAGCGCGTGACAAGGCTGATCCGCGGAAAGTTATAGAAGCCGTCTGCGACGGAATTTTGGCGCGTCGGGATGAGCTGACGAAAGAACATGAGGAGTCTGGATCATGACGGCAAGGGACGTGATTGCTGGCGACCTTCGCTGGTTCTTCCCGGGAGAAAGTCGGGCGGACATGGCTGCATCGATTTTGAAGACCCTTGAATTGAAGGGCTTCGTCGTGGTGCCGAAATCTTCCATCACCGCCGCACAGGCAGAGCAGGAGAAGAGGGGATGAGCATTCATGATGCGGAGCCGAGCGACGTTTACGTTGATGAGCAGGGGAAGCTCTGGCGGGTCATCGGCAAATTCAGCGAGCCAGCCGTGACTGTCGAAGAGGTCGAACCAACCCGAAATTGTTCGCCACATAGGCGCACGGGCGGTGTCTCGGGGTGCATGTGGCAGGGGTTTGTGCGGATTTATAGGCCTCCCGACATTCCGAAAATGGCGGCGGAAATAATGACAGAGGCTAAGCGGAAAGCCTCTCAAGGCTGGCTCTAACTCACTCACGGGGACGACACATAATGGACGCCGATAAAATTCTCGCAAGCACACTGGCCGGTTACAAAACGCATGCTGAGCGGGTCGCTTTGCGGTGCGCGCTCGGTGATGCCGCTACCATCTGCGATCAGATTGCCCGTGACATTCGCGCCGAGAACAAGACGCGCGGCGGCACTACGACGAAGCGCGGGCTTGAATTGTCCGATATCGCCAAAAAATGCGGCGATGATATTTGGGCGATGCGCGAGAAAATCGATGTTCCGCAGAATAGCAAATCACCTTATGGGCCGCAAGCAACTCGTTCTGAAATCTAAGCTATTTCTAATTTAGGGGACGACACATGAAGCGGAGCGGTCTTAGCCGGAAGAAAGTAGAGGACGGCATAATCATGCGCGGATTCCGCTACCGGCTGGCGCCGACGCATGCTCAGAAAGCCCAGTTTGGACAAACTGCCGGGGTTTGCAGGCTTATCTACAATATTGCCCTGGAACAGCGGCGAGACTGGCACGATCATTTTCGTAGGCAAATGGGCCATGCCCTGCGCTACACGGACCAAGCGAAAGAATTGACCGCGCTTCGATCTGAGTTTGAATGGATCCGCGAAGTCTCCTCGGATTGCCAACAACAAGCCTTAATGGATTTAGAAAAGGCATTTTCCAATTTCTTTGCTGGTAGAGCAAGGCACCCTCAGCCTCGAAAGAAGGGAATAAACGACGCATTCCGGTTTCCTGGCAGAAACACAAAAAATCGACGGCTGAACGGGAAGTGGGGCGAGGTTCTCTTGCCCAAGATTGGGTGGGTTAGATTTCGTTGCACGCGGGAAATACCGGGGACGGTCAAAAATGTGACAATCGTCTATGCCGCAGGCCAATGGGATATCTCATTCACGTGTGAAATCCAGCACTGCGCCGTTCCCAGCCAACTGCCAGCCGTGGGGATAGATCGGGGCGTAAAGGTTGCCCTGGCTCTTTCGACCGGGGAAATGTTTTTTCTCCCGCCGAGCATCAGCTCCATTGATAAGAAATGCCGGTCTGCACGAAGAATTTTGGTTCGGCGTAAGCGCGGTTCTCGTCGGTATTTGCAACAGTGCAGCCGATTAGCGCGGCTTTCGGCAAAAGCAAAGAGAATAAGGCGCGATTTCCACCATCGGTCGGCCCTTTATATAGCCGAACGATTTGGGATTGCGGCGCTTGAATCTCTAAAAATAAAAAACATGACCGCATCAGCATCCGGTTCAGTCGAATCTCCCGGGCGAAAAGTATCTCAAAAACGCGGACTTAATCGATCAATCCTTAACCAAGGATGGGGAGGTTTCGACTTTCTGCTTTCGTACAAAATGGAGGAACGAGGCGGCAGGGTTGTAAAAGTAAACCCTGCTTACACTTCGCAGACCTGTTCGGAGTGCGGTGTTGTTGATGCGAGAAGTCGTAAGAGCCAAGCGATCTTTGAGTGCATCGAGTGTGGACACACTGCAAACGCTGACGGAAATGCTGCCAAGAATATTTTGAGGCGGTGGAACACATCGCATCTGTGCATGGAGGATCCGCGTAGGCGGCCCGGTGAAGTGCGAACTGGCGGAAGACAATTGCTTCCAAAAATCCGAGCTAATCGTGGCGCGGAAGATGTTAAGGGGAAAGCTACTGGGCCATGACGAAGAAAAATCGCAACTACAAGGTGGAGACTGCGCGTCGGCGTGCGAAACGGATTGACGAGGCTAAACGTCAGAAGACCGACCGGGAGCTAGCCGCCTTGCAGCCGCATCGTCGCTGTCTTCCGGTTGAAAAGCGGCTCGACCCGTTGGCGGATAGCTACATCGGCCGCCTCTACCTCGCCAGCGGCAAGCATCACGGGGAAAACCAGATCACCTATGAATTGCTGCAAGGTGCGCTGATGTTCAAGGCGGATTTCAACTCCTACCGTGCATCCATCGGATCAATTGATCCAGACCAGAAGCCCGCGCCCGGCTGGGGCAACGATATAAGCCCCCAGGAAGCGCGCAGGCGGCGCATTCGCTTGGATGAGGTGCATGCGGCCATGATGTCGTCGCGATGGGGCCAGAAGGCCGCTAGGCAGACCTCGCAAGTCGTGATCTGGAGCAAGCCCTGCGAGAACATGAGTTTCCTTATATGTGGACTGCAAGCGTTGGCGAGATACTACCGCTTGACAGGGAACCGCAAATCAGCCAATGCGTATATCAGATCATCGACAACTGCGGTTGTAGAGCAGACGTTAGCGCCCGCCTAATCGCGGGCGTTTTGCATTTCGCGGCGGCGCGAACTAACGCCCGTGAACTGGTAGCCGAGACTGTCAGCCCGGCCCGCGAATATCCTGCTAGGCGATAACCGGATGGACGGCAAATCCATCGGCGTCACTGAGCACAGTGCGGCAGGACAGTTTCAATTCGGATTGCCTCCCTATCGGACAGCCAGCAAGCACACATCCTTTGCACATCAGGCCGATCCAAGAAGGTCATTCGAACTAAACTGCGGGGCATTGTGAAGATCAACCATCGCGCCAACAAGTTCGAAGTTGAGACTTGGACGGATGGTTTCCCCATGTGGGTAACGATCCGTCACGATGGCGTCGACATTGTGCGTGGCGTCCATCACAGCGAGATCAAAGACCTCGAATTTTGCCTCGACCGGATGAAAGCTGCCCTCCGCGCAGCATTAGGCAAAGACGCACACCAGCTTGATTAGCTAACCCCGTGCCAATGGGGAACCACGCTCGATCAGCCGCTTATACCGGTACGGGCAACACAGGGAAAAATCATGTTTGAACTTCGCATGGAATGCCTGCGCCTTGCCGCCTCGACTGTTACCTCTGGTAGCCCCGACGAAGTTGTGAAAACCGCTGAGAAGTACATGGCGTGGATCAGCACTGACGCTCGGTTCCAGCAGTCCCAAATCCGCGTCAATGCGCCGAATACGGCCGGTTACATGAACGGCTAACCGGTACGGCTTGTGCCGTGTGGTTTCATAGAAGGCATCAATATGGCGCAAGCTCTTTGGTCTGGACCTTTGGTCATCCCCGAGACAGCGCGGGGCCTCCCGTCGATGGCTATGCCAGCGGTAATAGCTGCCGAGTTTGACCGCCTCATGCGACAAGGCCCCAAGCCGCAGCCGCGTGGTGACAGCCGGAAAGACGGCGATCCAGCTTAGAGGCGAAAATGGCTGATTTTGATTATCTCGAAGCCAATCTGCCGCGCGGGTTTCACTTCATGGACCGCGAAACAGCCCGGCTCGAAGCGACCTACCCGGACGGGATTATCGAGTTGGAGGCTGACGTGGAGCGCCTGCGAACAGTGAAGGCATTGTATCGCGCCTTTCGTCGATATGAGTTCCATAAGGCGGAGTGTGTTCGGATCGTCCGGAATACGTCTGTCCGCATTCACCCTCACGGGAACTAAATGGTTTGATTAGTTTGAAAACAATCAAAGAAAATCAAAGCTATGTCTCGCGGTGGTAAACGGGATGGAGCAGGTCGGAAGACAGGCGCGCTGACCACTCGGACAAGAGCTACCGCTGAACGAGCTTTAGCTGAGGGTAAGTCGCCCTTGCAGGTCATGGTCGATAACATGATCCACTTCCAGCAAGTAGCTCTGGACGCTGAAGCGGTCCTAGAAGGCCTGTCCTCGGAAGATCTTGGCGGTGCAGATGCCAGTCCTGAGGAACAGTTCAAGTTGCTTCTGGCAAAAGTAAAGGACGCGGCCGGATTACGGCAAATGGCCCATGACTGCGCGCGGGATGCCGCACCTTACATGCACCCGAAATTGAGCGCGATCACGCATGCGGGACCTGATAACGGCCCCATCGAACACAAGGTCGAAGTCTGCTTTGTGAGCGCGAAGGAATAGCGGATGGCTGATCTGGCTTACATCGAGGCGCATTTGCCGCGTGGGTTCCATATCATGGACCGTGAACAAGCTTTGATTGAATGCTCGCGCATGGATGGCGTCATTGTGTTGGAGGCCGACAGCGAACGTCTCCGGTCGGTTAAAGCGCTGTATCGAGCCAGCAAACGCGAGGAGCGTCAGGCTCCGAAATGCAAACTTTGCAAGGATAGCGGTCTTCTCCACCACCTAAACCATGATGGTCATTTCGAGCGGCGTCCGTGCCATTACTGCGATGTCTATCAAGGTGATATCGTCTGATGTTCGGATCGCACAAGATCAAGGCTTCGACGCCTGAGGATATCGCCTTGCGCAAGCAGGCGCTGGATATGGTCATTGCGGCCGGAACGAGTGAGCTTAATTCCGACGGCCTTCGCGTCACGATGGGCGCGTATAAGCTGGTGAGGCGAGCGCATACGTTCTACAAGTTCCTGAAGAATGGAACGCAGGCTGAGGAATGACATCCCGCATCGTGGTTGTGCAGCATCGCCATATTGCGGTGCAGCCAAGCGACCACAATCTGCCGGGCTATACGACCTACGCGCAGTTTGAATATTGCGAGCTATGCCAGGATTTCCCGACCACATCGAACGGCAGTCATCAGGTTACAGTAATTGATGGGGATCTGACGTGATCCGCCAGCTTAATCCGCCGCTTCCTCTGACAACCCCGAAAGGTCCCGCTCTCGCTCATCTTGTCATCGACTACGGCCCCGAACATAATTTGCTCTGGGTATGCGCACAGGATGAGACGGGAGAGTGCTGGACATACCAGAACCCACAAATACGGTTCTGCAAGAACATCAGCATGGGGCGGATTTTAGAGACAAAGGGCTCAATTTAAGATAGGATTCAGGCTTCTGATTTGGGAGCCGACAATGGAATTGAGCGATAAGGAAGTTGATCTTGTTCGGAGGCTGATTAGCGATTGGGGCACCGATTGTCCTGAGCTTTCCATGTCGGAAATACAGCCGCTTGCCGAAAAACTCGGCGTGTGGGAGCCGGAAGTCCCACCAACGCCAGAAGAGATCAAGCGCCGCGAAGAGTTTATGAAATCTCCGGCTGGTCTGGCGATAGCAGAATTGTTTGATCGGTCTAATCGGCAATTTGCTGAAGATGAAGCCGAAAAGCTGATGACAAAGAATTATCTTTCAGGTGTTCAGTGGGGCGAGATTGGCTCGGACGTTAAGGTTCGATTGCCGCTCGGCTGGCTTGTGACCAATGGTTCCAAAAGCTGAACTAAACAGAATCGAATGCGTTGCCCTCCCAGATTCATTCAAGGAGGTTTGCAATGCGCGCTTATCACCGTCCCGGCAGAGTTTGAATTAAACAGATTTCGCGGCGGCGTGGAAAGTCGCAGACACGCAAGCCAGTGTCGCCTTAAACTTGACGCTCCGCGAACCGAATAGCGGAGGCGAGCGGTTTCGGAAGATGGGTTAGCGTCCATCCCGCGAATACCTAAGGCCCTTCGGGGCCTTTTTCTTTGACCACCTTGTACCGCGTAAAGGACCCGCGAGCATCCCGCTCAGCGGCAGCGCTTCTATGTCTAACCAGGAGAACTGAAATGAAACGGATTATCTTTGCAGCGCTGGGCTTGCTGGCTCTCATTGCCACGCCGGTCCTTGCGGCTGGTCTTTGGCCGAACTTCCCGGTTGTGGGCGGTGCGTCCTACTGCGCTTCGACCTCCACTGGTGTAAGCGGTCAGGTTTGCACCGTGACTGTCCCGGCTGGCCCTACGGCTTTGACCGGCGCGGAAACTGTGCCGGCTGATACGAACCTGACGCAGGGTCAGCCTCCGCAGACCGTGCGCGTGCCTGTCACGTCCTTGGCCTCGGGCGCCTACGCAAACGTATCGCCGTTGACCGGAACCTCCGTGGTCATTCCGAACAACGTCAGTAACTACCTCATCACGCCGGCCGGCACGATTGCGGCTCTGACGGTGACGATGCCTTCGGCCCCGACCGATGGTCAGGTTGTTCACATCAACTCGTCGGCCACGGTAACAGCGCTGACATTGAACGGCGCATCGGGCCAGACGATCTCGAATGCTCCGACCGCGATCACGATCTCGACCACGGTCGCCTATGGCTATGCCTTCCTGTATCAGGCATCGACCAAAAAGTGGATGCGGCTTCAGTAGGTAGTTTCCCATGCTTGACGCCGAAGCAGTGCGCCAGTTGTTGGAATACGATCCGACAACTGGCGAATTTACTTGGATTAAACGAGAGGGTGATACGCGTGGTGTCCACATTTGGAATACGCGTTTCGCGGGTAAGATGGCTGGCCGAATTTCATCCTACGGCTATCGAGAAATTGCCATAAGTTCCAGACTTTATAAGGCTCACAGGTTAGCTTGGATTTACATGACTGGAGAGTGGCCGACAGATCAGATCGACCATATTGACGGAGACCGTCTAAACAACAGGCTCGTTAATCTTCGTCCAGCGACCAGAGAGCAGAATGCTCATAACTGCCGGCGACATCGCGATAACAAAACGGGATTCAAGGGAGTGGCGTTCTATAAGCCAACGGGCAAATTTCACGCCGTTATAGCAAGTTACGGAAAGAAATTCTCGTTGGGCTATTTTCCCACTCCGGAAGATGCGCATGCAGCCTACTGCATAGCCGCTAAAAGACTACACGGTGAGTTTGCGCGAGCCGCCTAATTCCTCCCACTGCGACGTTCCCTCCGCGCCCCACCTCGCCAGCAGCCTAAACAACTGCTGGCGTTTTTATCTCCCACGACAACGAGAAGAAGGGATAGACGATGAAGAAGCTTCTTCTCGCTCTGATGCTGTTGCTTGGCCCTGTGAGCCTCGCCAGCGCGCAGGAAACGGTGAAGGCCTGTGTGCCGACCGGCAACGGAAACTCCTGCCAGGAGGTTACCGCCAGCTTTCCTCTGCCGGTGTTTCAGGCGGGATCGACAGCGGTCAACATCGCAACCAACACGAATACGGTCATCAAGGCTTCGCCGGGCACCTTTGTTGGCCTTGTGGTCAATACGGCAGGCACGACCAGCACGGCCACTGTGTACGACAACACAGCTTGCTCGGGAACGGTCATTGGGACCTTCTCCACCACGGCTCAAGCAGCCCTAAATTTTGGCATCGCTGCCACAACTGGAATTTGTGTGACGACAGCAGGCGGGGCGGCGGCGGATATCACCATCCTCTATCGATGACCCTTCGCGTCAATTTCCCGGAGAAGACGGCATTCCTGTTCGAGCCGCACCGGTTCAAATGCCTGTACGGGGGCCGTGGGTCGGCAAAATCTTGGAGCTTCGCAAGGGCACTGATCATCCTAGGAAGGCGTCGGAAGCTCTTTATCGTCTGCGCCCGTGAGATCCAGAAGTCGATCAAGGAATCCGTCCACAAGCTGATAGCCGATCAAGTCGACGAGCTTGGCTACAACGATTTCTACACCGTCAAGGAAAGCGAGATCGTCGGGGCCAATGGGACGAAGATTGTCTTCGTCGGCATTCGGAACAACGTCGCCTCGATCAAGTCGATGGAGGCAATCGATATCTTCGCGGTGTTTGAGGCCGCGCTAGTCAGTCAGAATTCATGGGACGTGGTTCTGCCGACAGTCCGGCGTGATCCTCCTTTCGGGCCGTTCGATCAAGGGTCTGAAATCTGGCTTGAGTTCAACCCGGAACTAGAGACGGACGAGACGTACAAGCGCTTCGTGGTCGATCCGCCGAGCGGTTGTGTCTCGGTAGAAATGAACTGGAACGACAATCCATTTTTTCCTTCTGTCCTCAGGACGCAGAAGGATGAGATGGCGGAGAAAGACCCCGACAATTACCGGACGGTCTGGCAAGGCAAGACACGCAAGACATTGCAGGGCGCCATCTTTGCACGCGAACTGGCAACGGCAATCGAGGAAAAGCGGCTTTCGCCACATATCAAACTGGATCGCACCAAGCCGTGCATCTTCAGCTTTGACCTTGGCGACTCCGATATGTGCGCTTGGTGGGCATGGCAGCAGATCGGGATGGAACACAACGCCGTGGATTTCTACGGCAATTCCGGCTTTGGCATCGATCACTATCTGGATGAGATCGAGAAGCGAAAGCTGAAGGTCAAATGGATTTTGCTGCCTCATGACGCCGCTCAGGCGCATCAGTCGGCACGGGGCAATAAGCTCGGCAACACAATCGAAAAGCAGGTGAGGGCCGTCTTCCCGGACAAGGTGAAGATGGTCCCGCGTGTTTCAGTGGTCAATCGGATCAATGCGACCCGCGCTCTGTTTCCTCGCATCAATATCGCTGAAGGCCCCACGTCTGACGGCGTTCAAGGCATCACCCATTATCAATACGGCGTCGATCCAGTGAAGAAAACACGGACCATGAACCCGCTCCACAATTGGGCGAGCAATCCGGCCGATGCGTTCACCTATTACCCGGTCTGGCTGAAAGAGGGCATCGTGGAAATCAAGCCTCAAGTCGAGATCGAGCGCGCTTATCACGAGCCGCATTCATTGGGATGGATGTCATGACTTATTCATCCCCGACGACCGCTGAAGGATGGAAGGCAAGAGGCGTTCACGTTCCTGAAGCCACTCTTCCTATCGGGAAAGAGGGCGCAATCGAGGGAATTGGTCGCATAAAAATCCTTAAATATCAGGGTTTCCCCCTCTGCCAATATGAATGCGAGGTTTTGGACGGCAAACATGCCGGCCTGATAACTGACATCTCATATGAGTGGGCTTTCATGCATTTTGACGGCGCGCATTAACCCATGGCCCGTCGCTCCCGTTCCCGTGCAGATGAAGACGAAGGCACGGAAGACCAAAAGATACTGCGTGAGGCAAAGGACCGGTTTCAACGTTGTCAGGATTGGGAAAGTGAGTTCCGCACCCTGTACATTCAGGATGTGAAGTTTGCCAACGCTGACTCGGACAACGGCTGGCAGTGGCCGGACGATCAGCGCACAGAACGCCAAGTAAACAGACGGCCGTCCCTGACCATCAATAAGACAGCGCGCCTTGTCGCGATGATTACGAACGATGCCCGGCAGAATAAGCCGTCGATTTCGATCAAGCCCACGGGCAATGAGTCATCGTTCAAGAGCGCTCAGATTTACGAAGGCATAATCCGGGAAATCGAGTACCGTTCCAAGGCCCAGAACATCTATGACGATGCAACCGATAGTCAGGTCGAAGGCGGCATTGGGTGGTTTCGGATTGCTACGCGCCACGTCAGCGACGCCTCTTTTGATCAGGAAATCTGCATTGATCCGGTCGGAAATCACCTGAACGTCTATCTCGACCCAGATATCAAGCAGAAAGACGGTTCGGACGCCAAGTTTGGCTTCGTGTTCGATGAGCTTCCCAAGAAGGAATTTGAGCGTCTGCACCCAGATGTGGATATGGCGACGCTCGGTTCTATGACCGGACTTGATGAAACGGACACTGAGAACTGGATTAAGCCTGATCATATTAGAATAGCAGAATATTATCGCATTCAAGAAGAAGCCGATGAGCTTTATTGGGTAGAGGATGATCAGGGCAAGCAGACGACCTTCAAGAAATCTGAGGCTCCAAAAGGATTTGAAAAGACGCTCGTCGTAGGCAAATACAAAAAGCGTAAGACCATCACCAAGCGTCTCGAATGGTTCAAGATCGCCGGAAACAAAATTGTCTCGCGCCGCGATAAGGACAATGATCCGCTCAAGGGGAAATATATTCCGCTCTGTCGTGTCGTCGGCATGGAACGCATCATTGAAGGGCGGCTTGAGCGCAAAGGGTTTGTTCGCGCCCTCAAAGACCCGCAGCGTATGTACAATGTCAATTCCAGTGCGGCCGTCGAGGCCGCTGGCATGGCAACGAAAACAAAATGGATTGGCCCGGCTGCGTCGTTTGAGGGCAACGAAGTTGCATGGAATAACGCTAACCGGTCAAATGCCGCGTATCTGACCTATAAGCATTTAGATGCTGATGGAAATCCTCTCCCGCCTCCGCAGAGGATCGACCCGGCCGCATCTGTTCCTGCCTATCTCGATGGGATGAAGATTGCCGACAATGAAATGTCGATGGTTTCGGGGCAGGAGAACGCAAATCTTGGCCGCGACGGTAACGAGAAGTCCGGTAAAGCAATCGACGCTCGCCAGCGTCAGGGCAACACTGTCAATTATCTCTGGATCAATAACCTCGCCATCGCCATTCGATATGCCGGCGTGATCATCGTCGATATGTTTCCTCACTATTACGATACGAAGCGCGTCTTGCAGATCATGGGAATGGACGGAACGCAGTCCATGGTGACGGTCGATCCCGAGGCTGACGAGGCTTATCAGGAGATCAAGGAATCAGACGTTGTAAACGTCCTGTTCAATCCGAACGTTGGAAAGTACGAAGTCGAAAGCGACGTTGGACCGGCCTACGCGACGCAGCGTCAGGAAGCATGGAACGCTTTCGTTCAGATCGTGACCGGCGCACCGGCTTTGATCGATGAGATTGGTGACCTTATGTTCCGGTCTGCCGACTTTCCGCTGGCGGATGAAATCGCTGAGCGCCTGCGCCGGAAGATCAAGACGACGGCCCCGTATCTCTTGGACGACAATGCGCCCGCACCGCAAGTCGCACAGATGCAGCAGGCCTTGCAGGATGCTCAGGGTCAAGTTGGCGAGTTGATCCAGAAGTTGGCCGAGAAGAACCTGGAACTGAAGAACCGCGACGACGAGAACGCCATTCGCAGCAATGAGGCAGATTCCAAACGTCTGACGGCTGAAACGAACTCCATCGTTGATATGAAGAAGATGGGAATCGAATTGCGAGAGTTGCAGGTGACGATCCTGCAAACCTTGAAGGACATGAGAGGCAATAGTCTCGCGAACGTCCCCGACAGAAATAACGACACAGACCCGCAGGATTTGTCCGCGCAAAGCCCGCTGGTCGAGCAAAACGATATTCCTCCCTTTGAAGGTGCCGTGAAGGACCACCAAGGGGTATGGACCAATGGGATGCAATGAACACCCTCCCGGTTGCTGATGACCTCGCATCGCATGTTTGCCGGTCCATCGACGTTTGGCATTCGCGCCACCCTGACCTGACGGCCTATGAAATTCTGTCCGCGCTGGAAGACATCCGCTTCAAGCTGACGGAAGCGCTGATCCGTCGAAGCTATTAGGAAATCTACCTTGACCGAGAGAACAGTCCGCTCGATGGCAAAAGAACTTGCCGGAACATTTTACGAAGACAATCGCAGCCCTACATTCCGTGCGGCCTTCCCGACATTCAAGCACTACATGCGAGGCCAATGGGTCCAGCCTGACGGCTCAATCAAGGCCTATCGCCCCGGCTGGCTGCATCACGTCGAGCTGGCCCGCAAGCTGATGGCAGCAATGCTTGGCAAGCCCGAGACGGTCGTCACGCCGGTCATGAAAGAACGCATTTTCAACGCGCTGATCGAGGACCGAGACAGACAATTCAAAGCCGAACAGCGCAAGACAGCCCGCAATCTACATCAGGCAGGGATGAGAACCGATGGCTAACGTGAAGAAGGCGGCTTCCAAGGCTGCGAAGAAGGCGACCGTCGCCGTTATGGCCTCGCCTGAGCCGGACATGCGCTATCGGGCAGAAGATGCGCTGCGCACGATAACACGGGCCGCCGAATGCCGCCGCGACAAAGACCTCATGCGCCACGTTAAGCGGCTCGTAAAGGATCAGGCCAAAGCAGTTTGCAAGTAAAGCGGTCCGGGCCGTTATCCAAACCCCGTGCACAAGAAGGAAGCCTAAATGAGCGTCGATGATGGTGAAAGCCCAGAATTGCCGCTGACTGAAGTTGCGCAGGTTGAAAATCAGGATACGTCAGCGGAGAACAACGAAGCCGGCCACCAAGAGGCAGAAGGCCAAGAGCAGAATGAAGCTGCTTCTGAAGCCGTTGCCGAGCCTGAACAGGTCGCAGAAGCCGAACAGCAGGACTGGCGCGATAAGGAACTGCGCCGCAAGCATGCGCAGATCAAGGAACGAGACCGAGAGGTCGAGCGGCTCCGCAAGGAGAACGAGGATCTTCAGGCGCTCGCTGCGCGTGGTAGTTCGTCACTCGCCGCAGAAGGCGAAACGGAGCCGAGCCGCGCCCCTGCCGCTCCAACCAATTTGACGGAAGCACAGGTCGAGAAGCGCGCCCGAGCAATCGTGGAAGCTCAGACCTATCAAGACAATCTCGTGAAGATCAACGATACCGGCGAGAAGGCATTTGGCAAGGAATGGGCCAAGGCCCTCGATAACCTCGTGACGCTCGGCACGGTCGAGATGGACACGATGCAGGCCATCATGGCGACGGACGACGCTTCAAAAGTCCTCTACGAACTCGGCAAGAACCCGTCCGAATATCAGCGCATTATGGATTTGCCGAAAGCTCGGCAGCATACGGAGTTCGTAAAATTGTCGCTAAAGGAAACGCCAAAGCCGAAGCCTTCAAACGCGCCGGCGCCGACTGAGCCGCTTGCGGCCCGTGTCACACCGTCTTCCGACCTCAGCGACAAGGACGACGACGACACTTGGTACAAAAAGCGCGCTGAGCAGCGTGCAGCCCGTCGCAAACAGCGGGTGGGCTGATGACCGCGCGCTTCATTGAATATTCTGGGATGTCCTACGAACAGGCATCCCGAGAAGCGAACCGTCTCGTTAAAGTTTTCGGATGGTTCAAAGTTTTTAATCGTTTGACTGCCCTTAAAGAGATCATGGATCACAATTTAAGAGCAGCCGCGTAGTTTCTGCGCGAGGCCTCTGGGGGCTTTAAACCCATGCGCTTCGTCCGGGCGAAATAAAAACCCCGTGCTTGCTCGTCATTCAACAATTGCAGCCCCGAGCACTGCGACCAGCACCGAAAGCGGGAAAGGCTTTCATCACCCTTAAGCACGGGACAGTTTGCCATGGGCAACTCACTTCTCACCATTTCCATGATCACGCGCGAGGCTATTGAGCTTTTCGTGAACTCCAATGCGTTTCTGAAAAACATCAACCGTCAATACGACGCAGACTTCGGCAAGCAGGGCGAGAAAATCGGTTCTCAGCTTCGCATCCGTCTGCCGAACGACTACACCACCCGTAAAGGTCCAGCCGTTTCCGTTCAGGACACTGCCGAACAGCAGACTGTCTTGACGATGGCGAACCAGGACGGCGTGGACGTGTCGTTCTCGACGGCCGACCTCTACCTCTCGCTGGATGATTTCAGCGAGCGCATCATGCTCCCCATGATGAACAACCTGGCTGGCGCCGTTGCCACCAACATCATGCAGACGAATGCGGAAGCCATCTGCAACATGGCGGCGAATCTCGACGCCAACGGCTCGCTGTTGACGCCGAATGATGGGACCTATCTGGACGCGAAAGCCACTCTGGCGATCAACTCCACCCCGCCTGCCATGCAGAAGATCATCAACGACCCGCGCACGGAAGCGCGAGTTGTTACGTCCCTCGCTGGTTTGCTGAATCCGGCGTCTGCGATATCGGATCAGTACTACGAAGGCGTCATGTACAAGGCGCTGGGTGCCACGTGGTACTCAGATCAGACGGTCATCAAGCACACGACCGGAACGGCGACCACGGCGACGGTCAATGGTGCGAACCAGACTGGTCCGAACCTGACGGTCGATGCCGTGACCGGCACCATGAATGTTGGCGACATTTTCACCATCGCTGGTGTCGATGCCGTTAACCGCGTGACGAAGGAAACCACGGGCGAGCTTCGGCAGTTTGTTGTGACTGTCGCGGTTGCCAACGGTGACACGTCGATTGCCCTCTATCCGTCGATTATCCCGGCGGTGAATGGCGTCGCAGTGCAATATCAGACAGTCGATGTATCGCCGGCCGATAACGCCGTGATCACGCCGTATCTTCCTGCGGAGACCGTTTATCGGAACAACTTCCGGTATGCGCCGCAGGCCATCACCATGGCGACTGGAGATCTTCCGATTCCGGCGAACCAGGTATCGGCGGCTCGTCACAAGTACGACAACGTGTCGATGCGCGCGATCACGGCCTACATGATCGGAACCGATCAGGAGATCACGCGACTCGATGTTTTGTTCGGCTCGTTGGCAATCCGTCCCGAGTGGGGTTGCAGGGTTCCGGACAAAATCTAACCGTCATAGATGGGGGAGCATTCCGCTCCCCCATTTTCTTTGAGGAGTTCAGAATGCAAATCCGAGATATTCGCGATCACATGCCGCGCAGTGCGCAGACCGATCCGAACAAGTTTCCAGCTTATCGCTACCAGCCATATCCGCGCATGCTGACCGGCGAAGATGGCAAGCCCCTGCGCCACAAGAACGGCAAGGAAGTGATTGTCAATTCTGAAGCGGAAGAAGCCGCGTTCCTTGGCACGCAGGAACAGCCCATCGAAGCCAAGACAGTTTCGATTGATGCGTCTGCCGATGGCGGCACGACGCTACAGGCGGCTGTTGCGCAGCCCGAGACCTCCGAAGACGACACGCCCGCCAAACGTGGCCCCGGTCGTCCTCCGAAGCTTCCTCAGGACCTGAAATAACGCCATGCCCACAACCGGCAGCGATGTTGTCACTCAGGCATTATTGAAGGCAGGTGTGACCGGCGTTGGTCGCGTTCCGTCTGCCCAAGAGACCAATGATGCGTTGGCTGACCTGAACAACATGCTGGCCGAGTGGAATACACAGCGTTGGATGATTTGGGACTTGCTCGATCTGGCGTTCGTCTCAAACGGGGGAACGGCACCTTACACGGTCGGGCCGGGCGGCAATTACGATGTGAGCCGTCGTCCTGACCGATTGGAGGCCGCATTCCTTCGCCAGCTTGTCGGCACGGGTCTTAATGTCGATACGCCGATGGAGATTATTCCTTCTCGGGAAGAATATTCGCGGCTGTCGTTGAAGACACTGACTTCGTTCCCCCTCTATGCGTTTCTGGATTCATCGTGGCCGCTGGCAAAACTCTACATCTACCCTTGGCCACAGGCGAACATCTACGAAACGCATATCATCCTGAAGAATGTGATCCCGATCATCAGTTTGGTGACTGATCTTTCGTCAATCCCGGATCACTACGTTTCAGCGATGAAATTCAATCTCGCGAAGCGCCTTCGGCAAGCCTACGGCAAAGGCACAACGCCTGACCCTGAACTGAACAATCTCGCTCGCTCGACGCTGGATGTAGTGAAGGCATCCAATATTCAGATTCCGGAGCTTGTGATGCCTCGAACGCTCATCACGGGCGGCGGCGGTTACAATATTTACTCGGACCAGTTCCAAGCATAACGGAAATTATAACATGCTCGATCTGATCGGCGTGAGGTTCACGCGATGGACTGTCACGTCTTACAGCCACAAAAAGGGACCGCATTATTATTGGAACTGCATTTGTGATTGCGGAAATACCGGAGTCATTCAGCAAGGAAGTCTCGGCAAGCGTTCGTTCTCATGTGGCTGCCTTCGTAATGAGATCGCCAGTGTAGTGAACACCACGCATGGTCAAAGCCGGACGCTTTTGCATGGCGTTTGGACGCGCATGAAGCAGCGCTGCGAAAATCCGAAATCTGCGCATTTTGATCGATATGGCGGCCGGGGAATTTCTGTTTGTGCGCGTTGGCATGTTTTCGAACATTTCTTCGAAGATATGGGCGCAGGCTGGAAGCTGGGTCTGACAATCGATCGCATCAACAATGACGGGAATTACGAACCGTCGAATTGCCGATGGGCAACCTTCCGCGAACAGGCCGCCAATCGGCGCAGTTCGGTCATCGTTGATACTCCGTGGGGTCGCATGTGCCTCTCTGAGGCATCACGCAGAAGCGGAATCGGTCGAAAGGCTTTGGGAAAACGTCTCAAACGAGGCGTCCCGATGAGTGAGTTGTTCAACCAATCTCAGGCGGCTTAACCACAAGGAGACTACAATGTCAGTCGGCACCGCTCCCGCTCAGAATTCTCGTCAGGCTCTCCAAGACGGCATTTGGCTCCGTGGTTTAGCCAACGGTCAGAACCGCAGTTCAGTAAATGGACTTGTTGCGCATTCAGGCGGCACGAAAGCCGCCGCGCTTCAGTTGCCGGCCGCTGTTGCCCTGATTGAAGTCGCAACCGTGGCGGCAGATGGGGATAGTGTTCTTGCTCCGCAGGCTTTGGCGGGTACTGAGTTCTGCATCTATAATGCAGGTGCAAGCACTCTCGACATTTACGGTCGCGGAACGGACACCATCAACGGTTCTGCAACGGCCACGGCCTATACACTTGCGACGGGTGTCAGCGCTCGGTTCTTCTGCGCTTCGAACGGCGCTTGGGCGGCGATCAAGTCCGCCTAATGCTGATACCGCTCACGTCCGGGGCATATCAGGCGCGTTCGATAATCGCGAATGCGCAAGTTTGTCGGAATCTGTATCCAGAGGGCAATCCTCAGGACACAAAGCCTCCGGTCCCCGTCACACATTACCAGCGTCCCGGCAAGAAGCTCTTGGCTATCCCGCCAAAGCTTGGTGCCGGGCGCGGGCTGTATCGTGCGACAAACGGCGATCTATACGCCACAGTCGATGACACGATCTATTTCGTGAACGACGCCTTTGCGTTCTCTGCCATTGGAAATATCGGGCATGGAACGTCCATTATTTCGATGGCGGATAACGGACAAGACGCAGGCAATCAGATTGCAGTTGTGAATGGCACGCCGAGCGGCTGGGTCATCACAATGGACACGCGGGCGTTCGCGCCGATTGTCGATCCTACGGGACTGTTCGTCGGATCAAACCGTGTCGATTATCTGCAAAGCTTCTTTCTGTTCAATGCACCTGGGACGCCATTCTGGTACATATCGCTCCCCAACAGCGTGACGTTCAACGCGCTCGATATTGCGTCGAAGTCATCCTATGCCGACAACATCAAGACCTTGGGCGTTCGTCAGCGCGAAGTCTGGCTGATTGGCGAGTTGAGTACAGAGCCGTGGTATCTCTCCGGCGCTCCTGACTTTCCGTTTGAGGCCATTGCATCAACGTTCGTCCCATACGGTTGCATCGCAACGTATTCGATGATGTCGATCGATGTCTCTCTGTACTGGCTGGCCCAAGACCTGAAAGGGCAGGGAATTGTCGTCAAATCGGACGGATACAATGCCAAGCGCATTTCAACCCATGCAATCGAACAGGAATTGCAGAAATACCCAGACCTGACGGACGCCGTTGCTGGTTCCTATCAGGTGGACGGCCACACCTTCTACATTCTGTCGTTTCCGGCCGCTGACAAGTCATGGGCTTTCGACCTCGCGACAGAGCAATGGCACGAACTCACATGGGCCGACAATGACGGCATAGAGCATCGCGACCGTTGCCCGTTCTATGCTCATGCTTACGGCAACGTCATCGGGCAGGATTGGGAAACGGGGCTTCTCTACCAAATCGATACTGAGACTTATACGGACAACGGCGCACCCATTTTCTTCCGACGCGGTTTTCCGCACGTCCTCAGCGAAATGGACCGGATCACGCATTGGGCGCTTGTTGCAGACATTCAATGCGGCACAACCACTGATAACGATGCCGACCCGCAATTGAACATGCGCTACAGCGACGATAGAGGCGCGACGTGGAGCGATCCGATCATGACCACGATGGGCAAGATCGGGCAATACGGAATGAGCCCGCAATTTCAACGGCTCGGCATGGCCCGTGATCGTGTCTATGAACTGTTCTGGTCCGAAGACGTAAAGACCGCCCTTAACGGCGTGTATATCGACGTAGAGAAGGCCGATTCATGAGGACGAAACTCTACGGCTGGCAAGAGGATGGACGTTGGTTTCTGTCTCGATTCAAGAACGAGGCTGGACGTGCGAAAAACGAATACGCAACCCAGCAAGAGGTGCTGATCGAGGCAAATAAGCGGGATGCGGACGTGCAATGGCTGCCGTAAGCACAAATGCCCCGCTGTCCATGCCGACGCAGCAAATGCCCATCCTTGATGCGGGCGGTCTTACTTCGCAGCCGTGGTGGCGGTTCTTCTACGGTCTTTATACGCGCTCTGCGGCGACCATTCCTTACCTTGTCGGAACAGGTGTGGTCGCAGGCGGCACGACGCAGGCCGATGCAACGCCTCTTTCGTCGGAATGGAATGTGATTTCTATGGCTCCGGCTAATTCCGGCGTCGTTCTCAATGCATTTGGCGTTGGATTTGAATCCACAATCTTCAACAAAGGCGGCGCGTCATTGAACGTCTATCCCCCGATAGGCTGTTCAATCGATAGCCTTGCAGCGAACGCGCCTTATGCGCTCGCAAACAACAAGACACAGATTTTCTATCAACTATCAGCAACAGAATTTAGTTCGCTCCAACTCGGATAATCATCATGGCTGAACTGACGACGAAGAAGCGCAAATCGCTTCCGAAGAAAGACTTCGCTGTCCCCGGCAAACGGGCCTATCCGGTAGAAGATAAGGCTCATGCGAGAAATGCGCTCGCTCGCGTGGCTCAGCACGGAACGCCTTCCGAAAAGAAGGAAGTCAAAGCCGCCGTTCACAAGAAATTCCCCGGCATTGGCAAAAAGAAGGGCAAATGAAGCACTTCTTCAAGGTCGGAGAGGTCAACACGCTGCCTCTCCTGCATGCCGTACAACGTCAGCCGGAATTGTGGAACCAGAACGACCTTCGCACGCAGTTTCCCGGCACTCCACATTCAGAAGCGGAAGACATTTGGCTCTGGTTTAATCCTGCGGATTCGAAAGACCCAGCAAACGACCGCGAAACGGTGCCTTACCCGGCATGGTCAGCACTTCCACAGTCGCGGGACATCGTTTTCGGCATCATGAAGGCCGTTGAAGCGGTTCAACTCGGCCGTGTCATCATTACGAAGCTCGGACCCGGCAAACAGATCACGCCTCATGTGGATGGCGGAGCGCCAGCGCTCTTCTACAAGCGCTATCAGATTGCATTGCAAAGCCTTCCCGGTGCCCTGTTCAAGATCGAAGACGAAACCGTGACGTTCAAGGCTGGAGAGGTCTGGCTGATCGACAACGGCTCGACACATAGCGTTGTGAACAATAGCGCAGACGACCGCATCGTCATGATCGTGGACGTTCGCCCCGGATGATAACTGCTGCCGTGGAATCCTTTGAACAGGCCATCCCTGAAATCAAAGAGATCATCGACCTCCATTGGGAAGAACTTGCTCTCCACAAAGAGAAAATGCCGCTCAAGCCGCAATGGGCCGAATACGTCAGACGCGAGCAGGCCGGATCGTTGTTCCTGACAACCGTTCGTAAGGATGGGAAGATCGCGGCTTATTACATCGCGCAAGTCGCACCGGGGTTTCATTACGGCGAAACGCTCACGGGCACGATGGACATTGCCTATGTCGTTCCGTCGCAGCGTGATCGCGGCCTAGCCATTCCTCTCTTTCGTTGTGTTGAGCGTGAGATGCGCCGTCGCGGCGTGAAGATTTGGTTCAGCGGGTACAAAGCTCACAACCCTCTCGGGATGGACAAGCTGCTCGGGGCGATGGGCTTTGAGCCAGCGGACGTTTACTGCGCGAAGTGGATCACATGAAATACAGCATACTTGAGCCGCAGGAATTTGAGCCTCGCACCGATTGCCACGTTGGCGCTGCCATTCTCGGGGCTGGTGCGCTCGGAGCGGGCGCAAGCATCTTCGGGGCGAACAAGGCGGCTAATGCGCAGACGGCGGCAGCCAATGCCGCGATCAATGCTCAGCAGCAGATGTTCAATACATCGAAGCAGGAATTGCAGCCGTTTATCGATAGCGGGAAGGCCACGCTTCCTGAATTGCAGGCCTTCCTGAACACGTCCGATCCCAATTCTCCGCTCGCTTCTCTCTTGAAACTGACGACGCCCGGCGCGGATATGACCGCGACACTTGAGCAGACGCCTGGATTTCAGTTCGCGAATACATATGGGCAGAAAGCTGTCGGGAATGCGCTTGCCGCTCGCGGTCTTGCCGGTCCCGGCGGCGCGCTCGCGAAGGGGTCTGCGAACTATGCCGAAGGGCTGGCGCAGACCACGTGGCAAAACGTCGTGAACGCCCTCACCAATTCCGTCACGACCGGCGCGAACACCCTTCAGAACCTGACCAACACCGGCGCTGGTGCTGCTTCCTCTCTCGCTGGCAACGCCACAACGACCGGTCAGGGGATTTCCAGTTCGCTCATCGGTGCCGGTAATGCTCAAGCAGGCGCGGCAACGGCTGGCGCGAATGCAATTGGCGGCCTTGGACAGTCAGCATCAAGCGCGGTCCTGCTTAACCAACTCCTCGGAGGAGGTGGCGGCGGCTTGTATGCGAATCCGATCAATGCCGGGACGGCATCTGGCGTGTCCGATGGTGGCTTTAACTTCCTCGATGCGGCGGCATAACTAGCATGACTGGAATCATGGATCTCATAGCCGCCGCGAAGGGCGCTCAGGCGACTCCGCAAGCCCCTGTGGCGGCTTCTCCGGCGGGGGCACCTGCACAGCCCCAACCGCAGGGAGGGAATCCACTGGCCGCGCTGGCCGCTCAGGCAGCCCCTCAGCAGCAACCGGCCCCAGCGCCGACCCATGCACAGGCTGTTGCTGCCATGCACCGGTTCGGCCAGATCAAGTCGGCTATGGCTCCGGTAATTGCCGATCCGAACCTCGGAAAAACGAACGTGCGGCCCAAGCTTCTCGATGCAGCCAGTAAATTGCTCGGCTCTAAGGTTCTGTCTCTCCCCGAGATTATGAACTCGATCAAAAACCTGCCCGACGATCCGATCCAGCAGAAAAAGTTCGTCGAAAACATCATGAATACGGCGACACAGGCTCAGTTGACCGTGCTTCAGCAGCACCGGAACGCCCAATTGCCAGAAGACCAAGAGCCTGACGAATGGACGCCGGATAATCACGCCGACAACATGGCTGGCCTGATGGCTCATTATCAAGGTGCCGCGAAGTGACAGACACCGACACCAGCTTTTATAAGCCGAATCCCGCCAATACGGCGATGACGCCACTGCAAGTCTTGCAGCTTGTCGGCGCGGCTAACCAGAACAAGCTATTCAACCAGACCTATGATGCGCGGCAAGCCATCGGCAACGCCTATAAGGCCAATGTGGACCCGAACGGCAACGTGGATCAGCGCGGGTTGATTCACGACATTGCCGGGACGGGTGGCTTTTTGGCTGGCGAAGGCATCGGACAGGCTCAGGGCAACGTCGGAACACAGTTTGCCAATCAGCAGAACCAGCAGAAATATCTGCAATCGACCCTTGGCTCTCTGGCAGCGCTTCCAAATCCCACGATGCGGGACATAAACAATTGGGCCGTATCAGTTGCTCGGAATACAAACGCTCCTCCTGAAATGATCCAAAGCCTTGTAGATGGAGCCAATGCGATCGGTAATGACCCGAAGGCTTTAAAAAAGTACATCGCCACGCAAGGCATTTTCTCGCTCGGAAATGCGGCCCTTGGCGGGGAGGCCGGACCTCCAACCGCAGGCGGTGCGCCGACGCAGATTTCGACGGGCGAAGCGATCCTGCGTCGTGGTGGGGTGGGACCGGCCACAACCGGACTGTCCGGACAGTCCGGTGTTATTGCCGCCCCGGCCGCACCAAATACTGGCGGCGGAACGGGCATGCAAATGGCACCCGCTCCAGGCTTCCAAGAGGCCGCTTCTCAGTCCGGTGCACTTATGGGCAACGCCCGCGCCAAGGCTGCGAATTTCGGTGCAGACATCTATCCGCTGCAACAGTCGCTCGGCGCTCTTGAGCGGCTTGGCCCGACTGGAACAGGTCCGGGAACGGACGAACTGAACACCGTCAAATCCTTCCTGCAATCGAATCTGTCATGGCTGCCGGGCGTGAAGATCGACCCGAACTCGATCAAGGATTTTGACGAGGCCAAGAAATACCTGACGCAGGCGGCTGGAAGTCGTGCAGCAGCTTTCGGCCATGGTACCGATCAGGCGATGTCCACGGCACTTACTGCAAATCCGAATACGCACATTTCCAATCTTGCGGCTGTTGATTTGACGAAAGCAACCATCGGCCTTCGCAGGATGGAGCAAGCGCAAACGTTGGAAGCGGATCGATCTGGCGTACAGCCCGGTCAGTTCTCCACGTGGGCTTCACGCTGGGCAACGAATGTCGATCCTCGCGCTTTCATGGTCGATCTGATGGATCAGAAGCAGCTTCAAAACCTGCAAAAGACCCTGAAGAATCCCAAGGAACGTGCCCGCTTTAATAATTCGGTGCAGATGGCAATCAATAACGGCATCATCACGCGCCCCGGAGGCGAACATAATGCCGGGGAATGATGGTATTTCGGATCAGGACCGGGATTACATTATCCGGACAGTGATCGGGGAGGCCGGCGATCAGCCTCCGGTCGGGCAAGCCGCTGTTACCAGCGTGATTATGAACCGCGTCAATGCGGGGAATTATGGCAAGTCTCCGACTGACGTAGTGCTGGCTCCCTCTCAGTTTGAGCCGTGGCAAACTCGATCTAAAGAATTGATGTCGATCCCGACAAATTCGCCCGAATATCAAAACGTCGGCAAGATCGTTGATGGCGTTCTGTCTGGCTCAACGCCTGATCCGACGAATGGGGCCACGCACTTTCTCGATCCTGTTATCGTTCGTCAACGTCGCGGCGGCACGCTTCCTGATTGGGCGCAAGGTCAAGGATTGAAGATCGGCGCGCACACGTTTTTCAATCCTGACCATTACTCTCCTTCGAATACTGGAACTGCAATGGCTCAGAATGCGCCCGATTATCTGAGTGAGTTCACAGCCGCGAAAACTGCGCCGGCACAGGCCGCGACCGACACCAGCACGCAACCGTCAACGGATCAGCAGCAGCCCAACGATTATCTAAATGAATTTTTGACAGCTAAGAGCGCTGCACCGCAGGCAGCAGTAGCGCCAGCCGCGAATGCCAAGAACACATCGGATAACGGCATCGGTCCTCCGGTTCCTGACGCTTTTGATGGCAAGATGCTGCATATCACGGTGCCAGCGCGTCCGGCTGAACCAGCAAACGAGTTTGTCGAGCGCACGTTAAAGCCGCTCATGAATCTGCCGGAAGGTGTTGCGACGGTAGCGCAGGATTACGGCAGCCGCTTGCATGAGCTTGTCAATCAGGCTGGTAGCACCGTTACCCAAGGCGTCAATGACATCGGACAGAACAAAACTGCAACCGGCGTTGGTGAACTTGCGATGGGCCTTCTCGGCTATCCATCTGCTTTCGCTCAGGCGGTGGACTCTCCTATAACAAAGATGACCGGTAATCCTCGGTTCGGGGAGTTGGCCGCGATGATCCCCCCATCCCTTGCGGGGGCGACTATTGCCAATGCTGCACGTCCAACCGTCAGTGCGCTTAGGGATATCGTGAAGGATATCGGGCAGGAAAACTTGCCCGCTGTCGCGTCTCGCCTCGAAAGCAATCCGAAGTTGACCTTGATGGATGTCGTTCCGTCCGTGCGTGGCAATGCCGCTGGCCTCGCGACCGATCCGCAAAACACGTCCGCCATGAATTTCCTGAACCAGTTCCAGAAGGATCGCATGGCGGGACGTCAAAGTGATGCTGTTAATATATTTGAGGATGCTCTGGGTCCGACGCCGAATATGGCGCAGACAATCCAGGGGCTGAAACAGAAAGCGGCCGATACCGGAAAGAACCTGATCCAGCCTGCACTTGAGAATGCCGCACCAATTCCAGTCAAGTCGCTGACGGCTCCGATTGACCGGATGATTGGATCTCCGGAAGCGATTGCTGGCGAAACGCCGCGCATTCCGCTCAACCCGACACAGGTGCGGCTCCTTAATCTAAGGAGCGACATCACGTCCGGCGAAGCCGCGCCGCTCAATGAGCGCGTGAAATTTGCTATCGATCCGGTCAACGCGGCCCTGAAGACGGGGGGGATGTCCGAAAAACGGGCGGCTGATTTCACGGAAGCGCGACGGCTACTGAATAGCGCACGGCGCGGCAATACCTCGGAAGAAGACCTAACCTCAGGACTAAAGGCGCTCGCAAAGAAGCAGAAGATTGTCGGGCCAATTGACGATGCCCTAAAGATGATCGTGAAAGGTCCGACCGAATATCGAAGCGCTGACTTTGTTCACGGTCTTCAGTCGCGGTTGCGGGAAGAAGCCGGAAACCTCAGCAAGAGCGCAACCGGATCAGATCGTAATATGGCATTCGACCTGCACAACGCGCGGGACAAGCTCGTCGGTACGATCGACAAGGCCTCAGGCGGTCAATACCGCCCCGCACTCAAGCAATACGCCAATGACAAGGCTGTTGATGAGGCTTTCAAAGAAGGTTTCAGCATCTTTTCTAACCCGACAGGGGCGGAAGGGTTGATCGCGAACCATCCTGATATGTGGAAGCAATGGATGGCCGGGGCTTCTGACGCGGAGAAGCGCGCTGTCGCTCAAGGCGTCCTATTCGGAGCGAATAACAAAATCATGAATGTCCGGCGCGGCATGGACGTTCCTGAAAACAGCTATGCTCACCAGCGCATTGCATCTGTGATCGGAAAAGATAATGCCGACGAAATCGTGCGGCGATTGAATGACTGGCGCGATATTGCAGAGACCGACAACCTTCTCACGAAGAACTCTGCAACAGCTATCCGTCAAGCTGGTCAGAAGGCGCGGGCAGTGCGTGAGCCACGCTCTGGTAAAGATGTTCTGCAAAGCCTTGTACCAGGAGCCGTTGTCGGCGGCATGGCTCACATGGCGTCGGGCGGTAGTGCAATGCTTCCGATTATTGCAGGCGGAACAGCCATGGGAGCGGGCAAGCTGGCGAATGTCGCGGCGCGCGCTCATGATATTGCAGCAAACCGCGCCTATGCCGAATGGGCTGCTTCAACCGGGCAGAAGAAGTCCGACCTAATTAAAATTCTTCGGGATGCGTCTGCGAAAGCCAATCCGGCTAGCAACAGCCAGAAACTGTTGAACCTTGTCCCGCCTGCGCTCCTTCAAGCACTCCCGCGCTGAAAATGACCACCAATTCCAAGTGTTGCGGATTGATGGCCAGCAGAACAGATAAAAACATATCACAAGCGCCCCACCCGGGACCGCGAAAGTCGCAAAAGTCAAATACGCCGTGCGCTTAGAGATCAGTTGATACGCATAGGCCGCGTATAAAATGACGAGCCAGAATCCGACGATGGCAACGATTGGGACGGTCATATCAGGGACGTTCCATTCTCAAAGTTTGCGTCCCCACGCTCAAATTTAGGCATCAATCACCTGCGAAACGACCATTAAAGCGCTGTTTTCGCTAAAAATCTAGCCCCTCAGCGGGCCTTAGACACAGATGGCGGTCGCGGTTAACGCGCCGCCTTTTCCGTTTTTGAACCTTCAAGGACACGTCCGGAATGAAAAAGCTCTTTGTGGGCCTGCTTTGCTATGTCCTCAGCGTTGCTCCTGTCTTTGCACAAGCCACACTGCTGCCGAACGCAAAACAAGTATTTCTGGACTCGGTCGGCAATCCCCTCGTTGGCGGAACGGTCACGTCCTTTGTGCCCAACTCCACCACGAAAAAAACGACATGGCAGGACGCTGGGCAGACTGAGAACAACACCAATCCGGTCATTCTGGATGCGGCCGGTCGCGCCGTCATTTACGGGCAGGGCAACTATCGTCAACTCGTCAAAGACGCCGACGGGAATACAATCTGGGACGCGCCGACTTCGGCCATTGGATCTTCGCAACCTTCTGGTGCGACAGGGACGGACACCGCTCCTGTCGGCTCGATCATGGTGTTTACGGGCGCGGTCGTTCCGGTCAACTGGCAGATTGCGGCCGGTCAGACCCTAAGCCGCACGGATTTTTCAGCCCTCCTCACGGCGATCACGATTTCGCAGACCGGAATCTCCTGCACTTCGGGCAATGCGACCCTCACCGGATGGTCCGACACATCGCAGATGCGCGTCGGCGCTCCGGTTGAGGCAGCATGTATTCCGACAGGCTCGGTCATTGCTGCAATCCCGAGCAATTCGTCAATCACGCTCAATAATAACGCCGTCTCGACCTTGACCGTCTCGGCCACTGTTTTTGATTGGGGTAATGGCGACGGCACGACAACGTTCAACGTGCCTGATTTGCGTGGCCGTGTTCCGGCTGGTGCCGATGCGATGGGCGGGACGGCAGCAAACCGTCTGACTACGCAGACGACGATCACGACGATCAGCGGCAGTACGACCGCCTCCATTCCCAGCACAGCCAATGCTACGGCCGGGATGTCGATTATTTCCACCAATGTCCCGGCTGGCGCGACAATCTCGACGGTCAATCCCGTCACCGTAACAACCATCCTGACGACCTCAGGAAGCCCTACGGCGACCGTTCCGACTTCGACTGGTCTCATTGCCGGTCAGACCATTACGTCGCCCAACGTGACGCCGGGGACGACCATATCATCGATCTCAGGAACGACGATCACGATGTCCGCGAATGCCAACGCAGTCGCAACGCATATTAGCACGACCTCGGGAAGCACGACAGCGACGGTCACCAGTGCCGATGGCATCGCCACTGGCATGACTGTTACGTCAACCAATGTACCGGGAGCTACAACCGTTTCGGCTATTTCCGGCAAGACCCTTACGCTTTCAGCGGCGGCTACTCTTACAGCTTCGGGTACTGCGGCGTCATTTTCTGGGGCTGCCGCTTCTGTTGCCTCAACCTTCACGGCAGCGTCAGACATTCCCATCATTCTTTCGTCGGCAGCAACGGGGGCGGCATCGGGAACGACCGCAACATTGCTGGCCCTCGCAGGGGCGAGCGCCCCGGGCGCTGCGGGAGGAGCGGCCAGCCATACTCTGACGGCAGCCGAATCCGCGTCTTTGTCCTATTCGTCTATCGCCAATGATCCGGGACATACGCATGATTATGTCGGTTCAAACTTCTTGAATGCAGGGGCAACCGGAGGTGGAACGGCATTTGCTCCAACAACTCTTACAACCTCACCGGAGTTTACCGGCATCACCGTCGCCACAACGGCGAACGCCGGCAATCAGGCGCACTCGATCCTTCAGCCCACCTTGACGGTCAATTACATCATCAAGGTCAAGTCTAATACATCTGGCGCTGGCGGCGTTGTTTCTCTCGGCGGAATGGTTGGTGACATTATCTGTGATGCGACGTTCCTCTGCGCTCCAAATGAAAGCAACGTCAATTCCATTGGGCTTGCGACACAGCCGGACAAGACGATCCTTGCCAATATCAGCGGGGATGTTGCACAGCCCACACCGACAACTTGGTCTGATTGGTTTGATGCTGCTTGCGGCTCGGCACAGGGCGATATTGTCTATCGCTCGGCTACGGCGTGGGGGTGTCTTCCTGCTGGGACGAATGGCTTTGTCCTTGCCACGCAGGGCGCCGGTCAAAATCCTGTCTGGATTGCGAATACCAACCCGAGTGCCAATCAGCTTGCTAATACTGTAAGTGCTGGTCCGGCATCGGGTGCGGCTGCCCCTCCCGCATTCCGCGCCCTTGTGGGGGCAGACCTTCCGAATCCGTCTGCGTCGTCTAAGGGCGGCGTTGAATCTGCTGCTGCGGTAACGCATCAATGGATCAACTCGATCTCAACATTGGGCGTTCCGGCACAGTCGCAGCCAGCATTCTCCGACATCAGCGGGCAGGCTGCGGCGGCACAAATACCGATTGCGCATATCACCACGGAATCTGCGCTGGTCGCACTCGCGCCCGGCGCTTTCACATCGTTGTGGCTCGACGGCTACTATTCGGCTGGCGATGGTGGCGAAGGTCTCTTTGTCTGGAACGGATCATCCTCTGCTACACCTGACAACGGCGTGGTCATACAGCCGGGAGCGGGCGGAACGGGACGCTGGATTCGCGCAACATATTCGACAAAGCCCAATATTCGTTGGTGGGGTGCGCACTGCGACTTCAACGGTTCAACGGGTACGGATGATTCCGGCGTGTTCAATGCGGCTGTAGCGTGGGCTGCTACGCAGAATGGCGCGCACATCGAATTGCCGCGGAACGCGGCCTGTGCAATCGCCAATCAAGTCATCATCCGTGACAACAACATCTTCTTCGAAGGCTACAGCTTCGCCAGCACGCGACACAGCGTAGGCCAAGCCCCTGCCGACTGTTCTTCGTCGGTTTACTGGACTAGTGCGGCAACGAATCAGGTGATGTTCGCGTGGACGCCGCACACTGGCACCGGAGCGCGAGCCGTCAATGGCGGCGGCATGAAGAACGTCTGCCTGTTCGGGCAGAACGTCGCGGCGTTCGGGCTGGAGGTTCAGACAGTTCGGAACGGTGTTTTCGACCATCTGTACTTCGATAGCTTCTCGTTCATCGCGCTCTACGGGACGGTGATAGAAGGTATCGACCCGAGCGAGCCGTGCGACACGCAGTGGAACAGCTTCTCGAATATTGTCATCAATAACATCAACCCAACTTATTCGGGAAGTCCGACGACCGGGCGAGGAATGGTCGTCGATGGAATTGCCGACTCCGGTCGCGGCGACGGCGGGTGCAATTTCAGTGAAAATACAATCCGAAATCTTTGGGTTAATACCTGGACTACGACCGCACTCGAACTGGACGGATCAGACAATAATCTGTGGTTCAACGTCGCGGCGGGTGTCTTCGCACCGGGTGCCGGAGTTAACTCGGTTGACATTGGATTCGGCCAACTGGTTGCTGGAACTAACGGTGGCTCGTCCTCGGAGTCGTTCTATCGATTAAGCTATTCGGGCGCGTTTTTGGCGAGGGGCACGACGACCTGCTCCGGATGTGTGCCAGTTCGCGGAATCATGGTTTATGCGCTTGATCGCGGCAATGGCACCGCCAGTCCTACGATGGAGCCCGGAGCGCAGGTCACATGGTTCGACAGCACGGGCCAATGGCAGGCGATAACAAAGCTCTCGACTGCTCCTGTTCTTGGATCAGGGTCATTGCCGACCGTTTCCTCCTGCGGCACTTCACCCTCTATCCAGGCCGGGGGAAACAATGTTGCTGGTGTCATCGTAACCGGATCGGGGAATCCCAGCGCATGCACGGTCACTTATCAGGTTTCTGCTCCGGCCAACGTACGTCAGCCGATCTGCATTGTGCAGGCCATCGGGAGTCCTAGTGCGTTGGGGATTTCATACACAACAACGAGTTTTACCGTAAATTCCGCGACGGTCCTTCCGGCCTTCGTTGCCTATCATTGCATCGGAACGGGATGATCCACTGGCCAAGCCGCAAATCATTCGGTAAGCCTCCGTATTATGTACGGAGGGAGGACGATGATTCCAAGCAAACTGGACTTGTCGCAAAAAATACAGTTCAGCGCCCTTTTGTTCTGTCTTTTTGCGCTGCTCTGCTACGGCAAGTTCAATCCGTTCTTCTATCCAACGGCGATGGGCGATGATCTTGCGAATTTCCTAGCCTTCAATCATGGGGATTTCGCATCGTCTTTTCATCAGGCATTAGGCGGCATTTACGCCGCCCGCTACCGGCCCGGTTTTCAACTTGTGTGGTGGGGACTGCAATCGACGTTCGGACCGAATATGAAGGTCTTCGAATACGTCAATATTGGGCTTACTGCCGCGAGTGCCGTTGTCTTCTTTTGGATGACAATGTCTTTGTCGCGGAGCCTCGTTGTTTCGTTCGGTTTAGCTGCGGCGTTCGTACTTTCCCGATTTCAATTGTTTCAAGTCATCTCCGCGACGGGGCTTCTCGAAAGCCTAGCGCTCATCTTCTTCATGGCGAGTCTGTTGTGCGTGCTCCAATGTCGAATAACGAAGTGGAGCGCGCCGTATAGCTGGGGCGCCGTAATAGCATCTGCGCTAGCCGTTTACACGCACGAGAGATATTTCCTTGTTCCCATCGTCTATGCGATGGCACTGTTTTTCTTCGGCTCCGCCGAGGCGAAGACAGGCTCGCGTGACAGGCTGGCGCTGGCGTTTCTTGCAATCCCCATCTCAAATGTGCTGATCAAGAAGCTTGCATTTCATTCAGACTTTTTCGTCGGCACTGGGTCTGCTCAGGGGTTTCATTTTTCTTTTGAACATCTCGTGCAGCAACTCGGATTTTCTATCTCGTCGATCTTCGGGTTCAATCAGGGATGGCCTTGGTTCTTCGGTGAAAAATACTCAGTGCTGCCAAAGGGCTATCTGATTTTAGCCGCACTGCTACCGGTCGCATTCGTGATCAGCCTTGCATCGCTCTTGAGGGACAAGGAAAGGGAAAAAGCGCGCATTTTTGTGCTGTTTTTACTTCTTGGCGGCGCGCTGCTTCTTCCTGCTGTAGCAACGTTTCCGATGCAGCCGCGTTGGCTCGTCGCGCCTCTTGCGCTCGTCTTGCTCTGGCTAGCGTTAGTTCTCTCATCGAGAGCCATGGTGCCGCTTGCAATTTCCTTGCTAATTGTGGGGTTCGGATACACCAGAACCTTCGACCCGATCGTTTGGGTCAATTATGCCAAGGCCGTTGATGGAATCAGGAATGCCTATGATCGCGGTGATCTCCCAAAGGAAGGCCCAATCATCTTCGCTGTCGACGAAGACCTGTGCCAATGGCCGATGGCGAAGGGTGGTTTGTTCGAACTTTATGGACACGGAAAACGGGATGTGTCCTGCGTGAATACGCTCGACAATGCCAAGAGGCTTCATTTGAACGCGCCAGTCTTTTATCCGACAGCGGCCGGATATAGATCAACACGATCAGGCGACTGATTATGTCGGTATGCGAACGCTGTTGGCGGCACTTCTCGTTCGGTAGAATTTTTCAGGGCCGGGATATTTTGTGAACTGTGCCAGCATGATTGTTGGCTTGATTGCACCAACATCTAAGAGGGCATCGTTCACGTCGGCCATGCAGGCGATCAGTGCCTTGTCTTGGTCCTTGGTCATATCGAATCCGTGCCCGAACGACCGATCAACGACGATGTCCACGAACCCGCCGATCACCGCGAATTTGCGCGGGTGAAAGCTTTGAAGAAGAAGAGGGAGAATGTCCTGAGCGCGGATGCCCTCAAACCCTTCCGTGGAACAGTCGTGATTGATGAATGTTGGCTCGGCACGTTTTAACTGGACATTATATTGCTGGTTTTCGTTGAACAGCGGCCAGAAGGAATTAAGGACCGCCTCTGTTTCCGGCCAGCGCATATGGCCGTTTCGGCCGATCATGTCGTTGGTGACGAAAATTCCTCGGTCGGCCAGTTCTCGCGCTGAGAAGGCAAAGAGCTTTTCCAGCTCAACGATGTGATGCAGTGAGTGGTTCGCCATGATGACATCGAAGGGGCCTTTGATTTTGATGTCGTTCAGGTCTTCTTCGACGATCCGAAAATATTGTTCCAGCTTTTCGGCTTTCACTTGATCGCGGAACCGCTCAAGGAGGATGGGCGAGAGGTCTGCACCTGTGATTACGAAGTTGTTGAGACCATCTTTAAGGAGATTCTTTGCGACCCGCATCTCTACGGACCCATCGCCGCATCCAATGCTGAAAATCTTCATAGGAGCATCAGGGCGGACAACCGAGCGACAAGCATCAATATAGATGCCATCGGGATGGTTGACGCCGAAAACATCTTCCAACGCGGGCCGGATATATCTGTTAGACCAGAAATGAAACGCTTCTGGCAAAGCGTGTATGTCAATCGTGTCTTTGTATTGCGCAATCTGCTGGGCGACCTGATCTTCGTAGCTGCGACCAAATAGCGATTTCTTGAACGTTTCGAGCACGGCGCGCCTCTCTGCTGGGAAGGATGAATGAATCCCACAGACCGGCTCTGATCGCAACCCACCCACACCTGACCTGACAAGCCGCCCTCCGGGGCGGTTTTTGCGTTTCGAACGTCCAAAAGGAAAACCGATGAAAACCAGTCCAGCCGGTCGCGCCGCGATTGAGCAGCGCGAAGGCGTGATCCTGAAAACCTATCTCGACACGCGGGGGATCCCGACTTTGGGAGTTGGCCACACGTCCGCGGCTGGTCCGCCGAAGGTCACGCTCGGCCTCAAGATCACGGCAGCACAAGCCGATGAAATCCTGGCCCGTGACCTCGCCAATGTGGAGAAGGCGATCAACCGTCTCGTGAAGGTCTCGCTCAATCAGAACGAGTTCGACGCGCTGGTGAGCTTCGTCTTCAACATTGGGGAGACGGGTTTTGCGCGCTCCACCTTCCTCCGCGACCTGAATAACAAACGGTCCCGCGCTCAGTGCGCGAACGATCTCCTGATGTGGAACAAGCCGCCCGAAATCAAGGGACGGCGCATGCAGGAATACAAGCAGTTTCTACTCCCAACCACTGAAAAGGAAACCACGTGACCCAAGACGCCTTTCTCTCCCTGTTGCGATTGCTCGCAACGAACCTCGGCACTGCTGCCGTCGCTCACGGGATGATTAGCTCCGGCTCAACGGAAGCCCTCGTTGGCGCGATTGTCGCTCTCGGCGGTCTCGGCTGGTCGCTCTATGCCAACCACAACACGGTGAAAGTCTCGGCCAATTCGCAGGCCGCCGCTGTCGCCAAAAATGAGGCCACGAAATGAAAAAGCTATTCCTTGTTTTCGCGCTCGCTGCCGGACTGGCTGGCTGCACGACAATTCAGACGGCCTATCAGGCTGTCACGGGACAGGTCGTCACCCCGCAGGCGGTGATCGTTGCCGCTAATGCCTTCGACGCTGTGAAGGCCACGGCGACCAATTACCTGCGGCTCAAGAAATGTACGGGTGCCAATGGTCCCGTATGTCGCGATCCTGCGGTGTCCGCGAAAATCATCCCGGCCATTCGCGCCGGGACAACTGATCGCAACGCCCTTGAAGCGGCGATCCAGGCCAACCCCGGACAGAATCTTACGCTGGTCGAAACCTACACCGACCTAAAAACCTCCATTTCCACCTTGCAGGGGCTTCTCTGATGAATCTCTCCATCATCGTACAGGCAGTTATCGCGCTCATTGAGGCGATCCTGCCGAACCTCACTGTCTCGGCTACGGTCGAGAAGATCATTCAGGCGCTGATTGCCATCCTGCCGGCCGTTGTCCAAGAGGCTCAAGATCTCGCGCCTGCGGTCAAAAACATCATCGCCGCACTCAGCGCAAGTCCTGCGGCTACTGCCGATCAGCTTGCCACGTTGCAGGCGTTAGATGCTCAGGTCGATACGGCATTCGAAGCGGCTGCCACGGCGGCGCAGGCTGAAGATGCAGGTGACACGCCCGCTGCTTAACCGATGGTCCCGGCAGTTCATGGCTGCCGGGATAGCCCTTTCGGAACACTAGACTCGGAATGGAATTGAAATGGTGGAATCGGACGACATGGCAGGAGGCGATATGGCAACGCAAGATAGAGCCTGGCACATAGATAAGCGCGTCCCCGTAGCCCTCATTCTCATGATCCTCATGCAGACGTTTGGAGCGGCATGGTGGGCGTCGTCAACCGATACTCGGGTGTCCACCCTTGAACGCCGAATGGACGCCACGACCCTGACAATGGCCCCGCAAGCCGATCGCCTGACCCGCGTGGAAGTGAAGCTGGAAACCGTCCAATCCGGCATCAACGAAATCAAGCAGCTTATTCGAGATAAGCCGATGGTCCGGGATCACGCTGAATGAAGCATCCCATCATCGTCCTGCTCGCGCTGGCTTCGGCCAGCATTTTTTTTGCCTCAGCGTCTGAGGCTCGACCTCACAGGCATCACCATGCCCATCACGTTACGCGGCATCATGTTCATCATGCTCATCACAGGGTTGTTCATCGCAGACATGTACGCCATCGAACGGTACGCGGATTCGCTCACGGCCGGTATGTCATCGGCGGGAGGCCGAGAGGGTGTCCCTACGAGTTTTGCGCATGTGGTGCCTCGCTAAAGGTTTTTGGGCGCATCATTCCATCGCTCAATCTGGCAGCGAACTGGTTTCGATTTCCGCGCTCAGCGCCTGCTCCGGGCATGGTCGCTGTTCGCAGACATCACGTGTTTGTTCTTGAGCGGCATCTGAGCGGCAACATGTGGCTAGCTTGGGATGCAAATTCAGGTGGTCACAAGATACGCCGCCACCCGCGCTCCATTGCCGGATTTTCGATTGTTAATCCGCATTCGCAAATCGCCGCACGGTGACTTGCCTCTACGTCTATCTGGCTGCCGGTGTTGCATGGCTCGTGATTGCATCGTTCTGCCTTGAGCCGATCCCCGGCACTTCTGTTTGGCGCAAGATATTCACCTTTGCCTTCGTGCTGTTCGCATGGCCTGTGTTCTGGCTGCTGATAGCTGTCGATGGCCCCTAGCTTCTCGCGCCGTTCCGCGCGGGGAGGAACGTCCTCCTCCCAACTGGCCGCGCTATTCCTTCGGGGATGGCGCGGTCTTTTTGCGTCTCGGGAGAGCCTTATCGACAAGCACAGTCATTTCCTTGAGCAGCTTGCGCATTGTCTCGATGTCGTCGCACTCGCTGGCGACCTTAATCAGCGTGCGGATATGTTTCAGTGCTTCGTCGGCGGGCAGTTCATCGCTCATTTCCCGTCTCCGTGCTTCCGCCTCATCGCGACGAAAATTCTTCGGATAAGCAACCTATCAGGCCCCTCCATCCAATTCTCAATTGCACCGCTCTCATAGAGAGCGCGCAAGCCTTCATCGACCATATCTTCTGTCACGCCTTCGTCGGGCGGCTCATCGTTCAACTCGCTCATGCGGGCGAAGGGGAGGGTTGGTTTCATCGGTCAACTATGCCGAAGATTCGAAGCATGTTTGTCCATAAAGTTTTCGGTTGTGGCACTGGCTGCGCAATGTAATCTTGAGAATATCGATTAGCGGTCAATCGCTCCTGTGACTTTGCGCGCTCAATGGCCTGTTGCTCAACGTCATCTGGTCGATTGGCGCTTAGATTGCTGTATGGAACGTCGAGACTGTCTTGGTTCCCGAGTTTGCTCCAAGCATTTCGATATTGTTCGCTCATTGCGCCTGATCCTCTTTCGGATGCGATCCACCCGGCTCATGGTCAAACACCATCCCCAGGTCTCGACAGTCTACCCATGCCTCGCACTTCTTGCACTTGTAGAAGTGTTCGGCTTCATCGGTTGGCTGCTCGCCTTTGACCTTGCCGATGTATTTGCCGCGCGGGATGGGGTCCATCTACTCCATCCCGTCTTGAGCGAGGGCGGCGCGGGCAAGTGCAGCAATGTGCATCATCTGGCGCTTGCACTCGTTGAGATCATCGTTTGAATTGGCGATCGAGCGAGGCAGAATCCGTTCCAGCGCATCTCTCAGCCTCGCTATCTCTCGGTCCTTGGTGGCGAACTGTTCCGCCCAATGTGGATTGTCGGGCCTGCCGTTCATTTTCCTTCTCCCTTTGGCTGATCTGCGAGGGCCATGGATCAATCCTTGGGCCTTATTATATCGCGAATACGATGCTGCTCGACGTTTAGCAGACGGCACATGGCGGCAAATGCTTCGTCTCGACGGACGCACCCGTGCATGTCTCGATCCTCATGCCACAGTATGAAGTTAGCGAGCTGGCAGAGATCAATCGAATACTGCTCAACGCTCGGGATCACCTCACCGCCGCCGCGAGAGATATAGCGATCTGCAATCGCTTTAGCCTGCCATTCGCCCATCAACTTTCTTCCTCAGATACAGGTAACGGCCTCCAATGAGTTATGTCCTCCACTGGCAAGTGTCCGATATCTGCGCTCGTCCATCCAGGCGGGTAACTGCCGGCGCGAGAGCCAAGCATGCAGCATCGTCCCTCGGACTGCCAATACACGCGCTCTTCTTCGCTGCCATCCGAATATCGGACCTCAACTGGGCTGCCGTCCTTCGGCGCTGTCTCAATTGGTTGCCATTCACCCATCACCATCCCCCCTTATAAGGGGAGGGAAGGACTGTGCCGACATTTGCGCGACCGATGTACGCGCGCTGTTCTTGTTTTGCGGAATGTTCTGACTGACCGAAGCTGCTAGAAGCGCCTGTTACACAGGCTTTTCTAATGGCTGGGGAACCTGGATTCGAACCAAGATTAACGGAGTCAGAGTCCGGTAGTTGAACTCCTAAGCTCTTGTTCATTCGTCCTTTCCTTCGTGAATCCGCTGTCCCTGTGCCGGTAAATGTGCGGCGACACTCTCGGCAACTTCCTGTTCTTGCAGGAACGCATACGACTTTTCCGTCACGGTGACGGACGAATGGCCGAGCAGAATGCAGACCTCTTCCATACTCCGTCGCTGCACTTGAAGCCATCGGCAACCGGCAGTTCTCCGCAAGTCATGCCAGCGCACGTCCTTGAGCTTTGCCCGCTTCGCAGCGGCTTTTATGCCGTGTTGCATGGTGACATAGCGTGTGCCGGTCGCGGGATTGACCAAAACGTAGTCCGGTGACTCCTGCGCGGCCGCTGGCGGCATTTGTGCTTTTCTGCGGCTCATGAGCGGCACGACATTGGACCGGCCTAGGCGGCCTTCTCTGAGCGTTTTCAGTGTGCCGAGAATTGTGCGGCTGCGGGCGGGGACCGGAACCCGGCGCGACCGTCCGCTCTTGGTTCGCTTGCCGGTGTCGATGGTGCTGCCGGCAATGTCCACTTGGGGCCACGTCAGGCCGAATAGCTCGTCCAGCCGCAAGCCGGTATCGATCGACAGAATGATAGCGTCCCGGCATTCGGTCGCATTGGCGATCAATCGCGCTTCCTCGGCCTCGGTCAGATAGCGGGTGCGGGCAGGGGCTTCCTTAAGGCCGCGCTTCGCCCTTCGCTTGAGATAGCTCGGCACGGGGTTTTGCCCGTCCTTGATCCACTCCCAATCGTTGGCCGATGTCAGCATGGATGACAGGCAGGCAAAATCCCTGCGGATTGTTCCCGATGTCACACCATCAAGTCTGCGCTTCGATTCAAATTCTGATAAGGTCGCGCTGCTGATTTGGTCGAGTGTCATTGCACCAAAATGAGCGGCGAGACACTTGATGCTGACGCCGTATCGTTTCGCGGCCTTGGGCTTGAGCGTCGTCATATGGTCGGTTAGAAACTTCTCAGCCATTTCCTCGAATGACCGTTTGGGCTTATCGCCCCACGCGATAGCATCGAGCGTGTCTAGCCATTCCCTAAGACGATCTTCAGCCTTTGCTCTAATCGCTGTACGCAGGCTTGCGCGGTATTCTCGGCCTTGACGCTGGGCGCGCGCCCAATATGTCTTGCCCCTCTTGTAGATGGTTGCCATTTTTTTAATGCCTGTTGTTGACGCTCAGTGCGCCACACCTCGAACGCCCTCCGCTCGAAAGCCCATTGTCCGCCCGGTCCTGACGGCTGCCAAGCCCCAGGAATCTTGCCATCCGCAGCCATCTTGATCCAATAGCGAGCCGAGCGGCCGTACTCGGAAGCAAGATCAGAGGCCGTATAGGGCGGAATGTTTCGGAGCGCCCGGCTCATGTCTCCTCCTCTCGGAGGGCGGCGCGGCCGTTCTCTTTGTTGGCCCTCAAAACCTCGTTTACGATGTCGATGCAGAGGCGCTTTTGGGAGGGAGAACGGCTATCCCAAAAATCCATTGAGCCGCCGCTCTGCTTGTGCGCGTACTCATAGCTCCATAACGCCATCGCCAATCGCGCCTCAGCGTGAGGGTGTGAATTGCGATATGCTTGTATTCTTTCCGCCTCGCGCGCTGTCATGGCGTGGGGTCCTTGGCGGTATTGGCAATCTCAATGCGCGCGGTGACGATCAGTTTTGTGCCGGCCGGAAAGTCCTTGGCATAAGCAAGAAATCCAGGGCCTGTGAGTAGTCCCATGCTTCCGAAATATCGGCCATATTCTCTTTGCTCGACGACGATCTCGGCACAAGTTTGAAGATTGTCTGGTGATAAGACACGATCTGGATCGCTGTGACGCAGGCATTTCCACCGGCCACCGCTATAATTTTTGAGTTCGAAGCTGTCGGCTAATTCTCTGCGGGTGGAATATCGGTAATTTGCCGACTCCTTGCAGCCCTGATGAGAGCATTCAAACCGCAACGGATATTCGCGTCTCGCCATCACTTATCCTCCGATGTGGCAGCGGGGGCGTGCTTGTCCAGGTAGGAGCGACCCAAGGCGTTGATCATTGCATTAACGCCGTGACCGAAACCGGTTTGCCACTCGTCGCTTTTGTCGTTCGGCACGGAAACTGCCGGAATGGCCACAATGTAGTCTTCCCTCAGCACTTTGACCTGTGCTTCCGCCGCTTCTGCGCGGGCCTTTTCGTCGGTCCACATGGCATAGTGTTTGTCCGCCATATGGCGGGCACAGTCCCGTTCCGCCTCAAGCGCCGACTTCTCGCGCGTGAGGGTTTTTATTTGCGCTTGAAGGGCTTGAAATGCTTCTTGAGCTAGCGAAACGTGGTGCGGGCGAACGATCTGTTCGTTCTTTGATCGAGATCGCAATTCAGTCATGAACCGTTCAACGATGTCCGTCATTTTCAATCGCGCCCCTCTTGCTGTTTCGTCTCCGCGCTGGCGAGAGCGTGGCTTATAGCGACGGTGATTGCCCTTTTGGCGTTCAGAAAGATGGCGTCTGTGGCGACCTGATCTTCCTCCGGCTCACCGCGCAAAAACATTCTGTTCTGTGTTGCTCCGGCGACCGCATCGACAAGCCAATCAGCGCGGTCTATTG